AGCCGTCGCCTGACCCTGACTTAAAACTCCAAAAATATCAGATACCGCAAAAGCCTGAGAGCAGAAAAACAAAAAAAGAAAAATGTATTTCATATTATTTTCAGCTCCTGGCGGATGTTGTCGATGAAAGAAAAATGTATTTCATATTATTTTCAGCTCCTGGCGGATGTTGTCGATGAAAGAAAAATGTATTTCATATTATTTTCAGCTCCTGGCGGATGTTGTCGATGATCGTTGGAATCATTTTCTCCATTATATGCTGAGGCTTCATTCCTTCCCTAGAAATCTTTTTCTGAACGTACTTAGCGAGCGCCCAGCACTGCGAATCGTAATCCGGCGGCTGCGCGCTTGATTGGCTCACACGCTTCGCCCAGGCGAGAAGCGGACCGATCGGAGGGGTGAACGGACGCGCTCCGTATTCGATCACGCCGGCGTAAGGTGCGTAGTTACCCAGGATCACGGATTGCTCGAGCACCGTGAAATCCCAGCTTGAGGCATAGGCACCCGTGTCTACCGGGCTCGCGGCGACAAGCGCCGGGATACTAGCGGCCACACCCGCTACCACCGCCTTTTGCTTTTTGGCGAGAGACTTCTTGGAAAAGTTCCCAAGCTCTTTTGAGAAGTCTTCGAGCTGAACGATCTTTCTGTTCTGGCTCATACGCCTACCACCTTGCGGGCAAACGACAGAGCCTTGCCGACGCCCTTGGCAGCGACCGCACGAGATCCTTTAGAGCTCATAGCGCCAGCACCGAATGCGCCCCAGCCGAGCGCCTGGAGCTTGAGCTCTTGCTTCGCTATGCCGGCTGCACGTTCCTTGCGCTGGCCCTTGCCGGCGAATGCCGCGGCTCCCAGGCCTGATGCAGTCAACCCGACCACTTCATCAGCCACAGCGCCGGCCAGGAGGCCTTTGCCACCGAACTTAAGCGCTGCGCCGCTTGCGAATCCGCCGGCGGTCACCAGGAATTCAGAAGCGGCTTTTAAGTAGGGATTGCCTTTGACTGCGGTCACGCCCTGTTTCTTCAGAACGTGATGAGTGATGGCGGCAGCGCCGCCCTTAACGGCGGATGACCCGGCTGCTGCGGCAGCGATGGGGATGATCCGCCCATCTTTGCGGATGAACCGGATTGCGCTGTTCATACAGAATCGTCGTCGAGCTCTTTTCCCTTTGCAGGGGTTTCACCCAGGGTGTTGTTCACGCCGTGGTCTTCGTGGGTGTTGCCCACATGATTCGAATTCGGGTTGTTGAGATCGCGCGGACCCTTCCCGCCGAACTTGCCGACGGGAAAACGGTTCAGATCCTTGCTGAGCTCTTTGCTTACTTTTGCCATTTAAGAAGCCCCCTGGTCGGATTGGTAACGGTTGATGCCACTTTCGTAGCCTTTCTAAATTTGCGTGCCTCGGCAAGCTTGGCCGTAAACGGCTTGATAGCCATCGCTCCGCGCATCGCTGCACCGCGAAGGGCGAAGGCTCCTTTAACTGCTTTCTTGTTACCGACCGCCGCAAGGACACTGCCAGCGATACCGCCGGCATATCCGGCGAGATAGTGCTTACTGAGCTCGTTTAGACGAGGAGCCCCTTCGGGCTGATTTCTGGCTTTCTGAATTGAGCGCACAAATACTCCAACGCCTAGGCCGACTCCTACCGCAGAAGAAGCTATAGCGATTGCTGGAGACCTCATTACGCGTCCAACAATCTGACCGGTTCCAGCGACAGTCGCGCCGGCGGCAGTCATTGCTGCGGTCTTGGTGTATCCTCCGGTTTTGTTCTTATTGGCCGCGCCGCCCTTGTCCTGAATATGGACAACACGGCCATGAACTCGAATGAAAGGCATTAGACGGGACCAGGGCCTTTTCGGTAGCGGCCCGAGTCCGCATTCAGCTTGGCAGAGACACTACCCTTCTCGGCCTGGTCGATCGGGTTGAACGCACGATCGTGGCGCTTTTCGTCGAGATCCGCGTCGTCGGTCGCGGCTTTGCCGTAACCGCTCTTCGCTTCGAGACATTCCGAAACCTTGGCGTATTCGCCCTGCGACTTGATCAGAGCCTTCTTACCTACTTCAGCACCCATGGAATACCTCCTAGTATTTCGTCTGGTTGGTCATCTCGCGAAGATGAACGTCGAAAGTGACGATCCGCTCGGAGACTTTGATAATCTGGTAAAGCTTCGTGCCCACCAAATAGAACTTCTCAATATTAGCTGATCCAGTAACGGAGTCCAGATCTGCTTGCGTGTAGCTCTGCTTCGATACGCTGGTCAAAATGATGTCGCCGGATTTGATGTTGCCGCCTTCGCGCAGGCGCACGTCCTGGTCGAAGCTCTTCATTGCCGGTGTGGGAAGAATCTGGGACAAGCCATCCGTGGCCGTCCCAGCTCCCGGCTCGGTACCTGTCCACGTCCTTGTAACGAGGTACACGGGCTGTATGATCGCGCCTACGGTATCCCTGACGCCCAGGATGGCGTTCATCGAAGGGATGAGGGCTGCGGCTATTCCGGTAGGTTCAGGCGTCGGGTAGGTCACGCTACGACGCCTACGTTGACCCCATTCGTCCCGATGTACGGGATATCGACGTGGGTCGAAATTTCGCGGGAAATCCGGCGACGCTCAGAGCGAAGCTGGATCATCTCACGATGGTTGAGCTCGATGTCCTGCACCTTGGTTGCCACGAGGCGAACCGGTGCCTGGAACAACTGAGTCTCGATCACGGCTACCTGGGCCAGGTAGGACCGAACAAGCTCAACGGTTACGGGGGGAAGGTTGTGCAAACGGTCGTTCATTACCTTGTCGTAAAGAACCGAGCCGGCTTGCAGGGATTTCCCCGCGTAACCGAGAAGCTGAATGATCTTATTTTGTTCCGCTGCCGTTAGGGGTGACATCTTTCGGAGCTTCCTTCTTCGGAGCTTCGGCCGGCTTGGCCTTGGCTTGCTGTTCCCGTTTCTGAATCTCGGCCGGATGAACGCCCTGCTCGGCAGCCAACTGCGCACGCCGATGATTGTCGGCATGAGCTTTGGCTTTATTGGCGGCTAACACTTTAGCCGATTCCGCCCTGCGGCGGGCAAACATGAGTCCCATAATAGTCTCCTGGAAGTTTGAGGGGCGGCCTTTTCATATACGCCGCCCCTCGCGTCTTACCGCTTAGCAGGGGTACCACTCGACCAGGATGGCCGCGTTCGTCGGAACTGCGGTTCCCAGGGCGGCGATGCTCACGTTGAGCATCGTTCCGGCAGGCACGTCCTCTTCCTGCTGCGAGGCAGGAGCGGTCGGGTCTTCGAGGGTCACATCTGGCGTGGTGAGCGCCAGCGGGTATTGAGTCACCGCAACCACCGCGGCAGCCGACGTGACCGCCGAAGCGTACACGACAGGCGTCGAACTATTGTCCTGAAGCTTAAGCGTCAGGTAGTTCGAGCTGCTTTTTGCGATGGCAGACGTGTCAGCATAGTACACGTTCTTGATGCGGCTGTGCTTCCGGAAATAAATCCCCGGAATCACGATACCGGCCGAAAGGCCAGCCCCGGTCGTCATCGTACCGATTTCGATACGATCTACGTTCGGGTTACGTTCGTTGAGAGTTGCGCTCATGGTCGTTTCCCTTTCTTAGCCGTAGGTCGTTACGGTTTGGAGCAAGGCGGTCTTTTTGAACGCCGAGCTGATGGTTTGGTCGAACGAGAGCGTGCCGTACCATTGGTCGCCGGCAAACACCCATTGACGATGGAGGATGTCGTAGTCGTGCTCGAGCTCCATCTCCTGCTTCACCATGAACCCGTAGGCGTTAGCCTTACAGATCCATGCGTCGTAGGCGTTCTTGCTGTTGATCTGACCACCGCTCGAAGCGAGGCCAGAGTTCTTGCCCACGTTATCGTCGGTGACGATAGCAAGGCCAGCGAGACGACCTTCGAAGCCTTCGACCATGAACATCGGGTCGAGAGCGTTCGCGACGAGGAAGCCCGACGTGGTGTCGGTCATCAAGTCCAGGAACTGCATGGAGTGCATGAACACGACCACGCTGTCCTTGTGCTTGTCTCCGAACGCCGTGATCTTCGCGATGTTCAGGGTACGGACGTTCGTCAGGCCGTAGCTGTTCGAGGACGAGGACTGATACCCGAGCGTGAAGGAGCTCGTGAGCGCCGTATAAAGATCGGTGTCGATCTTCTCAGCGAACACGCGGCCAACCTGCTCTTGGACTTCCTGGATAATGCGCTCAGTGCGAGCAGCGGAAACCTTGAAAGCCTTTTTGGTGATACCAACGGCCTTCGAGACTTCAGCGCAAGTCACGTTGAACGAATTGTCGGTCAGGCTGTCAACCAGCAAGCCTTCATCTTCGGACGGGTTTTCGGCGGGGCCGATCTTCTGGAAGTACGGGAAGTTTTGCGTCAGACCGGGCGAAGCCGTGAGGCTTTCATCCCGGAGAGCAAAAGCCCCGAACACCAACTTGCGATCGAAATACGCCATAATGTGGTCTTGCCACACTTTGGGCGCAAACGAAAAGTCAGCAGATACGGTTGCGGGCATTGTGTCCTCCGGCTCGTGGTTAGACGAGCTTTCTTTTAGCCTTCGCTTGGGTCATGAGCTCGGTGTACAGCGCCTCGTTCTTCGTATAGAGAGCGGACTTTTCCATCATGGACATGGAAATGAACTTCTCTAACGTCACTCGGTTAGCGTCAGATCCAGGAGGGGGCGTCTTGTCCCCTTCTTTCCCGGGCTTGGTGTTAGCGGGGGTTTTCCCGCTAGCCTTCACCTGGGTAACGATCTCAGCGAGCGCTTCTTCAGAGAGCTCTTCGCCCTCTTCCAATTGACTCGTTGCCTTTGAAACCAGGAACTCGTAAAAGTCGACCTGATCTCTCGGGACGCCGTGCTGCATTGCGGACTCAAGAATCGCCAAACGAAAGCTTTGGGTTTGCGTTTCTTGGGTGAGCTTGGAGATCTTTTCTTCGGGCTTTTCGTCTTCGGATTCGATTCCGGCAGCCTTCAGGATTGCTCTCTTCTGCTCGTCCGAAAGTTTGAGTTTGGATGCCAGATCCTTGCTCTTGGTTCGGTGGCTCGCATTCTCCTTGCGGAGTTTTGCGATGTACTTTTTAGTGGCTTCATCCGCTTTCGATTCATCGAAGTCGGGATCGGTCACATCATCCGGGTTTGGCTTATCTTCGAGATCCGCCGCCGCCTTCGCATCGTCGTAGGCCTTTTGGGCATCCGCCGCTGCTTTCTGTTTCACTTTGTCCGTCGGGTTGGCTTCAGCTTCCGCCTTGGCATCCGTCGCTGCTTTCAAAAGGGCTTCAAGCTCTTTCATGCGTATACCTCCTGGGTATTACGCAATCGTACGCGCTCTAATTCGAATTGACAGGACATACATTTGACGGATATGCAAGCAATATATTGACGGATTGGGTCTTGAATCGTGAGGGGTTTTGGTGACATCCTTTTCACATGATGCCGGTAGATTTTTACATCAACAACGACGTGGCCCTGAAGTGGCGTGGCGGAGTTTGGTACGATCACATCGACGACGATCAAGGGCCGCGGCGAAGGCGTCAGTCGATCCAAATTCAAGAGGCGAACGTCTGGGCGCCACCGTATTTCGTGAACAAGGAAACGCCTGACCACTGCGCGATCTGCTTGGAAGAGAAAGCGACATCACTCGAAGAGATCGAAGTCGAGCGCGGCCGGTTCAAGGATTTCCTCAAGCAGTGGACAAAAGAATACGAGCTGCTCCTCAAGGTCGAGGCCAACCAAGAGCCTAGATTGAGTCGAAAATAACCATCAGCAAGATGCAGATCGATAAGAAAATAAAAGTGCCGGCGTCCTGGTCCATCTCAAACCTTGATCAACTTTCCGCGGAACTGTACCGTATTTTCGTCCACCACCGCGCAGATCTCCGGCATCAGCATCTTACCGCCGGCAAACGTGTGTACCACGAAACCAGAGCGATGGTTAAGCGGATTGTCTTCGGTGTAGGCAGTGTGCGGTCCATAGGGGTCGTTCAATGTCCCGGAATCGGAACCGTAGCGAGTGCCGTGATAGTCATCGAAGGGCGTAACTTTCAAGCTGTGCAAATGGCCTGTGGTCATGGATTTCCCCGACCAAAGGGTGTTATTGTGGGTCGCATGAATTCCGCCTTTGAAGCGGTGCTTGATTACGAGTTCATCATTGACCCAGACCGACCACGCGAAGTTCCAGTGTGGGAACTGATCAGATAACCGAGTTCCACGCACACCGGCCATTTCAGGGGCCTTTCCTGAAAGCAAAGTCTCAAAGCGAGCATCATGGTTACCGATGTTCCACGAACGAACGGCTGACGGATTCATCTTGGAGCGGAGAGAATCAATACACTCCGTAACGAATTCGATTTCATCCGCTACGTTGGGTTTATTTTCCCACATGATTTGAGCGTGCCGGCTGGCCGTTGGTCCGTCGAAGATGTCGCCATTCAGGCAGAGCATCTTGAGCTCGTCTTCAAAGTCTTCTGCAAACTTCTCGAGCGCCCTCCAGGCCGTCGGCTTGTAGCCAGGCCAGAGGTGAGCATCACTGCCTACCAGGATCACGCCGTCGTCAATCCTGAAGGGAACACGCGACGGATAGGTGGGTGTATAAATCTTGTTTTGATACCGCTGCTCCGACCCGCAGGGAGGTGACAGTTCAACGCCCAGTCGCTTCTCGAGGCGCCGTCTCCTCTTGTAGATCCCGCTTTCACATGTGCCCAGCATTTCTGCTAACGCCTTGGCACCTCGTTCTCCGAACAACCTCATGAAGTCTTCGTCAGGGCAGAGCTTAGCAGTCATGCAAATATTGTTACATGGACGCTATAGAAGTCAATTGGTAGAATTGAGTATGACCTGGGCGATGGTCCTGCTCTTTACATCCACGATCTCGGCCGACTCTCTGGATCTCAACTCCTACTGCAAGGGAAAATGCCAGGTTCGCTACCAGGACGGAATGTACCTCCACGATCGCTGCGCATGCATCGACTACTTCTCAGTCGATACCACCTATAAACTAGGTGTTCCCACTCGGCCGCCAGGTCACAGTATGGGTCCGGCTTACGATGGGTCGGGCTTCGAAGCGCATTCGCACGACGATTAGAACGGCAAGAACGACGGAGGTTGATCGTCGCCCCACGACTCGCGGTAAGGCACCATCACCGAACGATCGTTCGGGCGATCAGGAGGCGTGAAGAACTCGCGACGGTCACCCTTCCAGGTGTAGACAAAAGGTTTGTCCATCTCGGCGACCAGGTGGAGGCGGGCTGCGTACTTCGAGTCATCGCCTGTTCGCGCGTCCATCGGGTGAATCAGCGTTCTCTTCATGTCCGGGATCACATCTTCGTCAACCAGTTTTTTCATCCCGGCCAACTTCCCACGGTTGTAAATGCCGTGCAACTCTGTTCTAACAATCCTATGGAGCTCCCACTCTTTTCCATTGAAGAACTGACTGATCCGCCCGATCACTTCATCCTGATTAGTTTCTCCAAGAGTTGCAGAGAACAGGCCGTTGCTGATCTCAGCATAGAGGTTCGATCCGTAGCGAGCCAGATTTGTATTATATCGCGTTATGAGCAACTGAGACGTGTCCTGTGCTATCAGTGCGGCATTCAGATTGATGGGTGTCACTGCGCCGGTAAACTTTTCGTCGAAGACGTTCAGCTCTTTCGTAAGATGCTGAACACCCTTCAGCGCCGATACATAAGCGCCCTTAACCATCGCCCCTTGCAAATGCTCAGTTATGGCAGTGATCGCGCCCTCGACCTGGGCCAGCGTCCCGCGAAGATGTTGCGCGGTAAAGGTTCCCCCGCGCATTGTGGAGAGACGATCCACTAAGTCACGACGAACTTCCTGGTATCGCTTCAGAATAATCTTCGCCTGGTCATCCTCGAGCTCAAGCACTTGCTTGATGTGATTCTCGACGACGCCGGTAGCATCGACGTGTTCAAAGAAATTAGGCACGAAGTACCCGGCGAAGGGCTAGACCAAATGCGCTCTTGAGCGTGTGGCCGTGACGGCGAAGGTATTGGCTCCTAACGGCAAAGGTAGCGGCAGCCGCGGATCCAGCAGAAACCGCCGCACGAGTCTTGGGGCTGTCCTCGAGATTGGTCTCCTTGAGCACCTTATTCGTCCCGTAAGCGAACAGGCCGGCCGTAGACGCGGTTCCAATATGGCGTACACGGAAAGATGCCTTCTCGAGTTGATTGGCGATCTGGCGGCTCTTGGCAGCGTGATTCAAAGTCTTCTTCGTGGTCTGCTCAGCCGCATGCATGAACAGCGGACCTTTGCCGACCGCGTCGGCTTTGATCGCGTGCGCCTTGGCCGTAAACCCACGAGACGCATCAAACGCCTTGGCGGACTTATAGATCAGGTCGTGATTTGCCTTCGCGGTCTGGTGAGACACGCCCAGGCCGGCAGCAATAGCCGCGGCACCGATCGAGCGGTCTTTCGTCTTCTCGCTGATGCGAATCGGGATGATGTGTCCGTTCACTCTGCGAAAGGCGACCTGCTGACTCACATGCCACCGCCAGGCTCGCCGAACGATCCGAACGGGCTAGGCAGCGGTTCCTGCGAATCAATCTCCTCGAGCTCCTCGTCCACGTTGTCAATCGACGGGATCATCTGCGCAATCCATCGCGTCAGCGATTTTCTCGAGATGATCTGACCCTGTGAAAGCTGCTGAGCGGCTCCCGCAGCCATCTGGATATCGGCAAGCGTCGGAGGGAAGATCGGAGGCCACTGAGTCGTGATGTCCACACTCTTCGGAGTGTAGCCCGGCGGCGTCTCGATCACCGTCTCTTGACCGGAAGCATTGAGCACCAGGCAGGTCATAGCGATCTTGGTCAGTAGCGAAATAAAGTGAGGTTCGAAAATCTGCCGGAGCTCATCCACGAGCTCAACGAGCGGCGCATTCAATTGCTCGAGCGCATCACCCGATTGAGCAGCTCCAGAGATCTTATCGGGGTCGTGCATCACCACACGGGCAACGTCGAGTGCAAGGCCCTTGAACTTATCTCGCTGTTCGCTCGCCGTGGTCACGCCGTCCATCTTTGTTTCGATGTAAGCGGCTTTGCCGTCCTTGCCCAGGTTCCAGGCTTTCTGCGAGCTCTTAATCAGGGAATCAAGCTCGTCTTCATCCATGCCGTTGATGCCGAGCTGCGGCTCCTGGCCGTAACCGACGGCCTGGCTGGATTGAGAGAGCGAATAGTTGATGTCGTCACACAGGTCGAGGATGTCGCCGTAAATCGAAACGCCGTCGTGGTTGTGCTTTTCTTTTTCAGTGCAGAACCATTCAGCCATCACCCAGCCAAGCCCGTGCTCGACTTGGCTTGCGATGTTGAACGTGGGTTTCACTCCAGAGCGGTACTCCGGGTTATCGAACAGGATGTTCACCATCTTGCCGTATTGGATCTTGTACCACTTCTTTTTCGGATCACCCTTAGCATCGAGATCCGACCAGTCTTCGTAAACGTACTGGATGTAAACCTCTTGCAGGTCGTCGGCTTCATCGAAGGTGGGGTACGAATATTTGCTTAGGAAGTGCTCGATCTGAATCGAGCCGTTGACGATGTTGTACACCACGAGCACAGAGCCAGCGGCCAGTGCTCGCTTCACCGGCTGCATCATGGCGCTCTTGAACTTGCACCCCTTGGCTACGGTGCGAAAGAACGCAGTATCGTCGTCATCTTCTTCCACCACGAAGTTCGGGAAAGTTGCGCTGCCCACGAGTTTAGAAGCCACCTTGTTGACGATGGCTTTAGGCAGATTATAAATAATCCGTGGCTTACGCTTACGGATGGGTACATAGGGATTTGACTCGAGAGCTTGCTCCCAGTCTTGCAGGTCGTCATATTGGCGATTCTCGTAGTACGCGTCGAGCACGTCCAGGATGTCGTTACGGAACAGGTGGGTCTGGTCCATGTCGCCCATCCACTTCACACCGAGGTGCTGCTGGGCAAACTTCCTGAGACGTGACATGTTAGCGCCGTTATTCTTGGAGAGAGTCGTTGGCATTATCGTCCGCCTTGGTTCAAGCTAAGCGGGGATGGCTTGTATCGACCATTCACCAATCCCCAGAGCATTTCGAGAGCATCAGGCCCATCATCGTGGTCCCCGAATGGGAACGCTTCCACTTGTCTCATGAAAGTCGGAGATAACGCACGGTTAAATAAAATCCACGAGTGCGTCACCTTCGGTTCTAAAGTGTAGATCCTTTTTTCTTTATTCTCAACAGCTTCCACATCATAGAACGGAACGCGCAGATCCCGCTTATTCTTTTCCATCTGGCGCTTGCGCTCAGCTTCCAGGTTGGGGAGCATCAAATCCCGGTAGAGATTGGTTTCCACAGCGAATTTCGAGTAGTCGAAGATTTCGTCCTGGTCAAACACCTGGGAGAAGGTGCGTGACGGTCCTTCGCGCTGAGTCCAATCGTGATGCACGAACAGACGCAGCTTGTGCTCGCGTCCCGGGATCGGCTGAGCCATGCCCGTCAAAATGCAATTGTAGTCACCGAGCTTGCCGGCTTTGGCTTTGGTCTGTCCGGTCGCTGGATCGAGAGCTCCGAACGATCCAAGCCATCGACCCTCACGATCTTTGAGCTGCGACCAGGGGATTAGCTTGTCGGTCGCTTCGATGAGGAATCCATCCGACCGCTCTTGGTAATAGGCGATGTTCTCGAAGAGCGCGGTTACGCCACCAATCGGTTCGTTCTGCTTTTCTTTATAGAAGGCCCGCTTGCCCGTCTCGATCAATTCCTTCATCAGGTAGAGATACGATTCTTTTTCGGGCCAGAGGACTTTCGTTCCATCGAGCATCGCTGATTCGTTCTCTGCGTAGAACGCATCAGCCTTTGCGCGGCGATCGGGATCGTCGAGGTTGGTGTAGATCTTTGTCCAGGTATTCCAAAGATCTTGCCGCGGTGACCAATTGATCACGGCTTTATAGATCTTCCCGTCGAACGCAGGATTCCTGATCTTGTTGGCTAGTAGACTTTCAGGATGGAGGATTGTTCCGACGATTTTGATGTTAGTTTGCGTGTCCCCAAGTTTACTAACAACCTGGTTGTACCAGTCTTCATATTTGGTCCGGATCGCTTCGTTAAGGACTTCTTCAGAGTGCTCGGCGTCATCCAGGATGATTTTGCTCGGTCGGTCGGAACCGAACCGAATACCCCGTACTTCCGTGTTCGCGCCGTAGCCTTGGAGAAGGCATCGGTGCTCTCCGCACACCAGGACGTAAGAGCTTTGCGCCGATCGTTTGCTTGCCAGAGAAATTCTATAATCAGCAGCGAGACGATGATTTGTAAGTATCTCGGTGCGTATATCGGCAAGCTTCTGGCTCGATTGAACTTCGGTGTTACTGAAGATGACGATGAACTTTTCGATCCCGTAACAAACGTCGTGAATGGGTTCGACGAGCGTTTCGAGCGTGCTCTTTGCGTAGCCTCGAGGTGCAGCACGAGCGCGTCGCACAGATCTTTCACAAAAGCTCGTACTCCTGAACTGATCACGATGTAGTTCGTTAAACTGCAATCGACAGTAGTGCGGAAAATAGCGTAGAGCGAAAAGCTCTTTGTCCGTAGCGCAGCGAAGCCAAAGAAACCGCTTAGCCTTCTCAAGCTGCCCCTCCTGCAAGTATTCTTCGTGTTTCCTCGAGAACTGAGATGTCGTCAGCTTCGCCACTTCCTGAATCGCTTGCCTTGTTATATCCGAGCTTGGACCACAGAGATTCGATTGCATAGAGATCTTTCTTCCTGGCTTTGGCAGCGAGGAGCATCAAAGCTTCTTGGCGTGGAAAGTCGGCAGCGATACGATCGCGCTCTTGAATTCTTTTGATGAAGTCTTGAATCGGAGCATTTCTGAGCAGACGCGAAGCGTCAGTCATCGCAGAGTCGTAAGTGCTGTCTGGATAGGCTTTGAGATAGCAACCAGTGGCATTGCCATGCCGCGCATAGAGCCGGGCGAACTTCTTTTGTGCGGGGTTCAGAGCAGGCTCATCAGGAGCCGTTGCGCCGACGCCCGCCTGGGGTGTCTTGCGTTTAGCCATACCTTGAGCGTAACGCAAGTCGCTTATCAGGAATAGAACAGACTATTGACGGCCGCTACTTGGCGGATTACGCCAACGGGTGGTCTTGGCTTTTTAACCCACACCGCAAAGAGCTGGCAGACGGGGCAGCGCACCTGGTCGTGAGTCTTGGACATCCGCTCAGCCCATTCGAAGAACTGGAGATAGCCGGTGGGGCAGGGGGTGTGGTTGCACTTCACAGCACACCAATGCAGCGCATCAGAACCACAGCCCCGATCTGCTTCGAGACTTCGCCGGCGTTCCAGGTCACCACGTCTTTGCCCGTAACTGGGTCGATGGCTTCGTTGTACTTGCCGCCGGTGTACGCACTCGATCCGGAGAACAGATAGGCAAGCTGCGGGGGTCCTGGTTGTTCGAACGGACCGAGGCCGTTGAACTTGGCGAAGAAGTCCACGACGCCCCAGATGGTCGAGAGATCGCCGAACGAGCCCCAGCCGGTCTTGAAGTCGAGCATGGCGACCTGACCTGCCTGGATGAAGCCAAAGGGCTTCTGGAGGTCAGGGCGGTACTTAGCCATGATCCCGATGGGTTCGTGGATGGTGTCGTCGGAGAGGGGATCGCCGTTGGCGAGGTGGGTGCTCATCGAGAGGTTGCCCTCGAGGTAGTTCATGATGCCGGGGACGTAGGGTTCGAAGCCGTTGGGTGCCGCGATGATCTTGTAGGTCGGGGTACGCAGCATGATCGTCTTGATGATTCCGTTCGCGGTGTCTTCCACATCGGGGGGGATGACCATCTTGGCAACAGCTTCTTTGTAGAATGCGATTCGATCGGCGGTACAGGGGATAGAGCTCACTTGGAATACCTCATGGGTTGGCAGTCGTCACAGGCGATCGCGATGTGACCGGACGATAGGATCGCGCCCTTCACGTTTGCGATCAATCGTGTTTCGTCATCGGATAATTCGAGGTGATGCTCTCGATGACAGAGAGCGCACCAAAAGCGACGGACGGGGCCTTGCTTGCCCGCGATTAAGCCGGTGTAGCCTGGGCGACCCGACTCCGTCACAGGGCTCACTTGATCGCAATCGCAAGTCGAAGAGTTTCGATTGCAACCTCAACAATTTTTTCCCGAAGAGCATAGGCAGAGGCAGAGGCATCGGCATAGGCAGAGGCAGAGGCATCGGCATAGGCAGAGGCAGAGGCATCGGCATCGGCAGAGGCAGAGGCATCGGCATCGGCAGAGGCAGAGGCATCGGCATCGGCATAGGCATCGGCATCGGCAGAGGCATCGGCATCGGCATAGGCATCGGCATCGGCATAGGCATCGGCATCGGCAGAGGCATCGGCATCGGCATAGGCATCGGCATAGGCATCGGCAGAGGCATCGGCATCGGCATAGGCATAGGCATCGGCATAGGCAGAGGAACGAATTTGCTCCCGATGCTTCATCAGGAACTTCTTTGCGAGAGCCATACTCTCCAGCGTGTTCTCGAACTTCCTCAGCTCAACCGCGAGCTCGGGAAGCTTGATCGCATCAAGGATCAGCGGGAAAATGGCCGTAACATTCCGCCACTGAATCAGTCGTCGACGAGCAATCTGAACCTCATCGGTGGAGCGAGTACCGACAAGAGCCGGAATGAACTCCTTCAGTTTCTGACGGTGAGCATCGTTAAACCGATCATTCAGCCGGATAGCGAAGTTGGTCAAAATAGGACAGGCGCACTTCGGATGATCCGACCAAGGCTCATCGGCGAAGTAGCTGACCATTTCCATGATGCAGGCACCGGCTTTGAGAGACGGATGAGAGCCTGAAGACAGGTTGAAGGTTTCGAGATCGACTTTGTTCATTGATTTCTCCTTGAACCAAAATCTGTCATGAGAGCCCGGAATCGTCAATACTTTGTTTGTAACCTTTGTAACCTGCTCTGTTACCTGGAGGTAACAGAAATTAGTCAAGCATTACCGAACTGTAACCTTGTTACTAACTTATCTATAGAAATAGATATATATATAGAGAGAAAATAAAAAAAATGTCTTCTCTAAGGTTTGTCTATTTCCGCAGAAAAATAGGTAACGAGGTTACATCTTAGAAATGTAAGGGGAATTTATGTTACTTTGAGGTTACAGTAACCTGGAGAATCGGTTACGAGAAGTGATGGAGGGGGATTTTAACGCAGTCTTGAACTAATCCGGCAATGCGCATCTTCTTGCGCTCAGACCCCTCGAGCCGAATCAGTGACCTGCCCCAAGACTTGGACCAGGCCGTATTGTGAAAGACTAGGGTCTCGAGCTCGGTATGTCCAGAAGAAATGTAAACGAAGTTGTCGTGGTGATCCACCCGGATGCCGACCCGCTCGAGCGGTGCGCGCATATCGAGGTCAACCGCGCTTCCCTGGATCATCTCAATAATGCTGCGCTCTATATCACCGATGCGAAGCTTCTTAGTGAGGAGCCGGCGCAAAGCGTCGTGGTGATCCGTGACGCGCGCCTCTTCCTTCTCGTCCACAAGCTGGATGCACTCGAGCAGCGCATCGACCTGGGCGTCGTTCACGACCTCGTCCTGGAGAAGGATGGCATAGCCGGCCAGGATCATGCCGTATTGGTCCCCAAAGCGCGAGGAGACGCGTTTAGCGAAGGCGTGCTTGATCCGCCGGTAGTTGTCGAGCAGGACCGGCAGGAGGGTCACGGTGCGCGCAAACAGGCGGTCGCAGTATTCCGGCGTGATCTGCTCGAGCAGGCCCGAGAGCTTTTTCCAGTGCTCTGCGTCAGATCCATGGGGCGCGAGCTCAATCCGGGCGAACCGAGAAATATCTGCGTCATTCAGGAGCTTGGTCCGGATGCTCGAGACGATCGCGCTAAAGTTGAGCCTAAACGCCGTAGCGGTGCCTCCGGCACTTCCCTTGACGATCTGGGCGTCGGAGTCGCTCCACGCCGCCCGGAGCAGGTCTAGGACAGCCTGGACGCTTTCCTGGGACTTCTGGCCGTTGGACTCGAACTCATCAAAGAGAATAGGGACGGCGTTGGCTTTGAGGCTTTGGCGGATGCCCGCTTCTGTTGTTGCGCCTCGCACATAGAGCGCGTGGCGGCCCAGCATCGGACTGACGAGTTTTTCCAGCAGCGTGCTCTTGCCTTGTCCGGAGCTACCGGTAATCCAAACGTGGGGTCGAATAGGTAGGGCGCCGCACACCCGTGCGGTAACGAGGGAACCGGCGAGGAGCGTTCCGAAGTCGGACTTGAGCCATCTGAAGGACTCGCAAGCATCGACGAAAGGCGCGCACTCCTCCGCAGAAAGAGGAGAAGCGTGGACTGGAGAAAGACGAGCGCCCAGAGTGTAAAAATAACGGGATTGGATTTCAGATAGCCCCACAGGCAGCCCGTCAACGACAAGCCCATCCCCGACGTGTACAATCGTTCGATTCGCATCTCGCCATACTCCTGATCCGCGGACGTTACGGGATTGAAAGATTCCCAGTTTTCGACATTGATCCATGAGCGACGACTTTGCGCTCGTCCAATTAACTCTTGCAGCTCCCATGCCGGGGAACTCGATTTCCCAGTATTCAATCGGCATGAGCTTCAAGAGCTCGGTTTCACTGAAGCTCGTCATCACGAAAATCTGCTGGTTGTGCGACGAGGTGTAGAAATATTCCCCATCGTTGAACCCGAGCGCGCGGATGAACCAGCCGTCTGGATTTTTCTTTTCCGCGGGCTTCTGCGGATCTTTATACTTGACGACCGTCTCGCGCAGCTTTTTAAGAAGGGCCTTGATCTGGCGCGAATTCTCGAAACCCTGCTCGGCTTCGGGGATTGTGCAGAAGTCCGCGCACGTTTCCTCATCGAGTCGGCCGTACACGATCACATGGTAGGGCATTCCCGTGACGACGGAAAAGAGCTGCGTGCAAACATAAAACCCCACTTCGTCTTGATCGGTGGGGTCCATGGGAAAGCGGTGAATCTTTTTGTCGGGAACGATGTCCGGAGCAAAGTATCCTTGGCTCTGGAGATAGTTAGCGAGCGTCTCAAGATTCATGAGTTACCACTGGAACATTCTTTTGACGGCTTGACAAGTGACATTTACGTCTCTGCCCTCGACGTAGGTACCGCCGAGACGGATGAACATATCGCGCCAATTCATTTGATCCTTGCTGAGCTTTCCGGTGCCTGTTTTTACTTCTACGGCAAAGCAAAGCGCGACGGGCTTCGAGAGTTTCATGAGCTGGCCGTTGACGTGAATCGACTCGATGCAGATCCAGCCTTGGATGTCCGCCTCGCCCTTGATGCCGAACATGATGGGGCGCTCCGAAATCGGAACGGGCTTACCGTTTTGAAAAACGACGGGGACGGCCAGGCCGACGCGCCTAGGAAACGCGCGGACTCCTGGGATCTGGCCCAGATGAAAAAGCAGGTCGTCCACGAGTTGGGTGTGCGCTTTTGAGTTGTTCAATGTGGCCTTTCAGGATTTCCAGGCGACCCTTGATACCAGCGGTCCGCATCGGTTCATTCTTGTTGAGGCGTAATTCGTAGTCGAGTACGCAGATCAGCTCGAGAAACTGGATGAGGTTGAGCTGCGAAACGGGCGTCATAAATGGAGGAAGTCCCGGATCTCGATCGTGGACTTCCCGTTGCTTCTTGCGGTGATTTCCGGAAGGCAGACCTTCACTTCTTCTTCTCGCAAACTTCCCAGCCGTAGCCGTGACTCTCTCCATCGTGGTGATGATGGTGATGGTGCTTGTGATGCTCAGGCCCGAACGGTTTGGACTTGCGCCCCTTCCAGTTCGTTCCGATCATGTGCTCCTTCTCCGAGTCGAGATGGTACACCACGATCTCAGGGAGCAGCACGCGGTTCTCCTTGGCCCATTGAGCCGGGAACATGATGTCGGTCCCCGCCGCAGATCCGCGCATGTGGTTGTAACGCCGGCCGTGCTGCGAGTGAAAGAGCTGGAAGAAGCCGATCGGGATATACCCGTACTCTTTGTGGATGACACGCGCGCCGAACTTAATTCCGTCCACCACACCAGGCTTGTGGCAGAAACCCGGGTCAATGAACCAGCGATCCTGATAGTGCGTACGAAGGAGCGGCTGAACTTTAAGCCAGTTCTCGTAACCGTAAATATTGATCCGATCCGCGCCGTAGATGTTTTTAGGATTGAGCTGCGAGTGGTCGAGCATCCGGCGGAAATCCTTGCAGAGAACGATGTCGGCGTCGAGGTGAAGAATCCAGTCGTCACCGCGGATATTGTCCAGGCCGACGTTGATGGCCTGCCCCTTGTTGAAGACGTGGCCCTTCTCGTTGAAGCAATTGGTCACGACGAAGTGAACCGAATTCTTGTTGCAGATTTCCTGCGTCCGTTTGTCGTCAGGGTGAGTAACGACCACGACGTTATCGAGGTGCTGGATATTCTCCGGGAGGGTGTACTCCAGGAAATCAGAGTAATCCTTGCAGACAATGACGGCTTCTATTTTCATGGCGTAAGCTTCCTTGCTTGGTAGTGTAAATGAGTTGACGCTTAAATCAAGAACTATACCGGGTAATGGCCCGGTCCACTGGGCTTTGCGTCGGTGGGGGCGTGGACTGTTTTGGAAGGCGGCCCGATGAATTACAATGGGGGCACCAGTCTACCCATTCACCACCTATGAACGAGTGCCCTAGCCTTGACCGGCCAAGTGGAATCCTGCGGTAGCCAAGCCCGCTACAAAATCTGCAAATTTTCTCATCGTAACCACGGGGCATGCTCATCCCCTATCTCCGTTCTCGCTCTTCGGGGGGATTGGGGCGAGTGCCCGGCGGTACGCTTCGATCAACTCTTCGCAGCGCCTACGACTCACGAATAATCCCTCTAATCCATGACTCTCCAGAACGTGAAGAACGTCCTTGACCCACTCCTCCCGCACCCGCACCGTTTCAGCGAGCGCGCCAGGATTTAAAGCGATAGCGGTCCGCGCCCGGAGCGACAACCGAGCAAACTTATCGTCTGGAAGCATTTCCGGTTTTGCGTAAGGCGCATCAAAATACTCACTTAAGAGCGGCTCTATTTCGGCAAGTACTTTGTCTTTAGCCGCCACCAACTCCTCGCGGACCTGGATGGCTTCGCGGACGCTGGAGGGGGTGAGTTCCAGTGCCATATCAGCAGTCACCTCGGGGCCTGAGTCGCCGTCTTCGGACTGCGTGCATCCCGTGCTAATTGCGGTCAGCGCATCTCTGTATTCCTTGATCAGCTCCATCAATTCTTCGTATGTTGGCTTTCCCATTTTATTCCCTTCCCAAAAGTGCGTTCACGCGCCGTCTGGCGTCACTAAGACTACCCTCTCGTTTAGGCTCGCCAAAATCCTCATCCAGTTGATGAAGCAACTCCCCGATCGCCTGCGCCAGCTCGGAGGGGGCGGCGGAGAGGGCTTGCTTAACAGCGCGATAGTCACCAATCTGCCACCCGTAAAGAGTATCTGAATCGGCACGTTTCTTTGCCAAATCCCAAATGTGGTCGGATAAATTCCATCTCTTCAGCGCCTCCCTCAAAGCCAACTCGCTCGCGGCGAGGGCGAGACAATTATTCGCCTGCCTACTCATTTCAACCGCGTACATAGTGGCGACTGTTTTTTGGTGCTCCAGCTCCGCGCGCAGGGTTTCGAGTTCGGATACTTCTTTTTTACCTAACAAAGATTTGATCATGCGCTCCTCATTTTCAATACTCTCTTGTCTCGCTAGTTGAGCTTCGGTCATCCCCGCCCCTCCTTCTCGCGCGGCTGGATGGCTTCGCGGACGCTGGAGGGGGTCAAAGAGAGGGCTTTGCACGCCGCGCACTTATCGTCATCGGCGCGCTCATAGAATTGACACGTGCAAGACCACTTCAGTGCTTCCTTTTGCTGGGCGATCAGTTCCAAACACTCTTCGATTGTGGGGGCGGTCATTTCCAATATCTCCTGCACCATTGCTCAACCCGGGTTAGTTTCTCGGTGACGTATCCGAGCTTCTGGCAATCCCAGCAGGGCTCAAAGAATCCGTCATTACACCGAAAGACGGCCTTGTTCTCACGGCAGATAGCGCACGGCATATCGTGCTCGGCCATTGGCCCCTCGAATGTTACGGTTGGCTTCCATGTGGCTTTAGCTGATTTCATTTCAACCTCGCTCGGCCGGGGGATGGAGGGCGCGACCTGACTTGGCACCACACTTCCCGGGACATTGGTCATTCACCCATTGAAGCGTGTCTCGTAAGCGATGCACTTCCTTACCCAGCCTCTCCCGCTCCTCTTCCCACTGCGCCTGGTTGTGGAGCTGGCCGGCGAGGTGAACATCACAAGTATGTTCTCCCAAGCCTGCCTCTGGATGACAGCCGACACAGCCCTTTTCCGCCTCCTCGCGCATCTCCTTCGTGCTCTCTGGGCTACTCATCGAGGACCTCCACGCGAACGCGGGTTCGCTTTCCGACAAGGGATCTAATGATTTCAATATCGCATTCATAAGGATGCGGCAAAGTATGCGCATCCCCTGCCCAAGTGCACTTAAACTCCACCACGACGGGCTTCTTTTTCGGCTTGAGCTTGATGAGCTGGGATCTTTTGAAGCATCGAGTGCCATCTTTCAGTTTCACGTAATGCTCCTCTCGGGATCTTCCGTGCTGGAAAATTGTTCCAATAAGGCCGTCGTCATCACTTCCGTGCATGGAATATCCACGGATTTTTACTTTATCTCCCGCCTTCAATTCAATGGGGGCGCGCTGGGGAGTCATCATCTGCTCATCCCTTTCGCGAGTGCGTAGAAAAATGCGATGGCTAGTCCGACCACGACTGCAACTCCCCCACTACACAAGAAGAAATAAAGACAGAATTTTCCGAACGTCATTTGATTAGATCCTTTTCGAGTTCTTTGAGTTTAGTTGCACCGAGTCCGGCCTTGTGCCCGACGTTAACGCCGATCAAATAGGCCAAGAACAAACCACAGACATAAAGACATGCGCTCTCCCATTCACTCATTGGTCGTCCTCCTTCACCAGCAGCGCACGCTCTGCGATCTCTTGGTAAATGCGGCAATGAATGCACTCGCGCATCGTGATAGCAGCCTTGTCCTGGATGACCCACCAGCCGCCCAGGATGTGCTCCCAGCGGTGCTTGCCGTTGCGGCAGCGCCACGCGCGAACAGCCTTGATTAATTTCTCTTTCATGTTCACTTTCCTCCATGGCCCCGAAACGGAGCGCCGGCAAATACGTTTTGTTGAAGCTTAACCCACCAGTCCGGGATCAGGTGCTTCACCCTGTCCCGCGGATATTTGTCCAGGAGCTTGTGGTACTGCCACCCCGGCTTATAGCCCTTGGCCTTGCGTTGATCCTCGAGGTACTCAAGATATTGCTCTTCCTCGGTCTTGGCTACGGGCTGCGTGAGTTCAATGAGCTCGTCGTTCGACTCCTCGGGCGCGATCCCTTCGCGCTCGGCGGGGCCGGTACCACACTCGGCACAGGTGTCACCGCGGTAGGCAGCAAAGCAGACCTTACAGATCTTTGTCTCTAGGGAATCTCGTTCAGAGGAAATTTTTCCGTTGAGGTCCACTGCTGGCTCAAACGTAGGAAATCCGTGCCTCTTGATGTTGCCGGCGTGATCCAGCAGGAGGCAGTCCCGTTTCCCGGCGAAGAGTCGCGTACCGCGCCCGCACTGTTGAATGTACAGGTTACGGGATTGAGTGGGACGGGCGAGCACGAGCGCGCTAACAGCAGGGATATCGACGCCACGGCACCAAATTCCCACATTACAAACAACGTGCGTCGAACCACTTTCAAGCCTCCTGATGATACGGTCACGCTCAACATCCGGCGTATTGGCGTCGATATGCTCGGCGCGAATGCCGCTCTCTGCGAAGCGCTCCAGGAGAATTTTAGAATGATTAATGTTCACCGCAAAGCAAATTGTTGGGCGCCCCTTCGCAAGCTTGAGCCAGTGCTCGACGATGTGCCCAGTGAGCGCCCCGGCGATCATGCGCTCCTGGAGCTCGTCCACGACGTAGTCGTGAGTCGAAGCCGACGTGCGCACGCCGGTCAGGTCAGGCTCGCTGGGTGCGAAGTACCGGAACGCCACCAGGTGACCCTGCTCCATGAGCTCAAGCATCGAGACAGGCTTCACGATGACCTGGGCGAGGTGCTTGAGTCCGCCGAACACCCAAGGCGTGGCGGTAACGGCGACGATGAACGCGTCGGGGTACCCGGCAAGAACTTCTTTAAAGCCCGGGGAAACGGCGAGGTCGGCTTCGTCGATGACCAGGAGATCCGCCGGCGGCCGGATCTTGCGCGAGATCAAGGTGTCGATCGAGCAGACCTGCACTCCCAGGTGGGGCCGGAAGTTCCAATGTCCGGACATTAGCACGCCGTGGGCGACACCTTCGCGCGCCAGACGTAGGGAGGCCTGGTCCACAAGCTTCCGCCCGCGCACCAAAATGACCGCTTTCATCCCGTTTTTGACACACTCTTGGATCATGTACGAGAACATCACGGTCTTGCCCGAGCCGGTGGGAGCGACGAGCAGGATGCGCTTCAGCCCCTCGCGGAAGTGTGCTCGGATCTGGTCAAGTCCGCCTGCCTGGTAGTCGCGCAGGCTCATCGCGTGATTCCCTCGATATAGGCCACCAGACGGTTCTCAAGGACGCTGAGTGACTCACTGTTCACGATCATCGCGTTGACGACGTGGCGCACGGGCTGCGGAACACATTTGTGCTCCCGGTAGTGCTCCGGGCAATGGAGACTTTTGCAGCAGTACACCTTGGCCTCGTTCGTGCATAAGTGGCAAATGGGATTGCTCATTGAAGATCCCAAACCGCAAAAATAAAGAGGTAGACCGTGGTAAAAGGCCATACGAGAGACAGCAGAGCGTTCCGAATCGGCTTCTTGTCATTGAGATATCCGAACAGGGCCAAGTTGGGCACGATGCCCAGCAGCCATAGAGCAAACGAAAGTAGAATCACGAGTACCTCCCTTTGTGACACCCATAGCAGGTATCCCATTTGGCGTTATTACGATAGTGACAGCACCGGCAAACCCAGTGCTCCATCAACGACTCCCAGCCTTTGATCGCACGATGTGAACCGGGTCGATGTGTTGAATCTCGAGCATCAGGGCGATCACGGTTTCCTGATCCACAAAGTAGCCGCGGCGAGCGAACTTCAGAAGGCGCTCGATCGTGTTGACTGGATGCTGGACAAGCGACGCCTTGTTGTACTCGACTTTTTTACTCTTGAGGAAATCCAGATCGACCCGGATTACGCCGGTGACGGGGTCGTAGTAGTTTTGGCAGTGACGGAAGTCGAAGCTGGCAACGCACGCTTCGGGCTCCCCGCATCGGGTACGGACGAGCTGAATCACCTCGCCGGTCGTGAGCTTGAGGGTGGTACTGAACCGGGACTTGCGCTCAACCAGGCCGCGAGTCGGTGGCTGCTGGATCGCGTCCGCGGCGTCCTGGGTCTTAAACCACAGGTCGTAATCTGTAACCTCTTCATCGTGCGCCAGAGAGGCGAACACACCGCCGGCGAAGAACGCCGAATGAAGGGAGTGGTGGTCAAAGAGCTCGGTTTTGATCCGGGCGAAAACGTCGTCAAGGTGGGCTTTAATTTGTTCAATCGTCATGATGTAAAAATGGGGCTCACCGGGTGAGAGCGAGCCCCATCTCCTTACGCGAAAGCGTTTTCCTGATGCGCTTTGCGCGTAGTCGGTTGGCCCGCGGCAGCATGAGCCGCGGTGGCGACCGGCGAGGCGACACGCTTGGTGCGCGTCTTCTTCGTGGCCTTAACCGGCGCGAGAGCCTTGAAGGCGCCCGTGACGCTATCCTCGGCGTAGTACGCCGCGCCGACGCGATAGAACACGCCGTCTTCGGTGTACAGGACGCCGTCCACTTCGCCGTGAAGGCGCTGGCCTTCAACGGTCACTTCGATTAGGGTACCCAACTTGTACTTTGCCTTATTCATTTTTCACTCCTCCGTTAGAACGGAAATTTACCTGACGTGGGTGCGGGAGCCGGACTTGCAGACGCGGCTGCCGCGGGTTGCGCTTGCTGCTTGAGAGACAGAAACAGTGCGCGCGTGTTCAACTGAGCGTTGACCGAGCGTACTGCCTCCGGAGAGCAGCCTGCAAATTGGCCGCCTCCTAGGTTGTTCACGAACTTGATGCGCGCGCGGGTCTTACCTTCGTAAGTCTCGTTCTCGACGACAAGTTCGACTTCCTTATTGCGGTTGATGCAGTCCTGGTCGGCCAGCATCCCCTCGTTGATGTCGCCGCCAGGCACGGACACCACGTCTTCATTGCCGTTAAATTCAAGCACCTGAACCAGGGTCTTGAACGTGTTTTCGACGGCGCCTTCGGTCAGCCAGCCGTTCCAGAACAGCTTGGTTGGTTGCCCGGCTTCGTCGAACTGAAACGCCACCTGGTAGGAGTGGGTTCCCTTTTCCGGCGAAATGACGCGCCGGATTCCCAGCGCCTTGGCTGTTTTTCTTCCTTCAGTAATCATCATGCAGCTCCTTGAATTTCTCGCAGTCTTTCCACGATGAGAGTGAGCTGTCCGATGTCGGTGCCAGCTCCGAGGATGGCATCGTGTACCGTTCCCCTAAGTGTTTCGTCCGTAATCTTGGCGTGGCGATCGTTGATCTCCATGCGGATCTTTTCAAGCGTCGGGGCCTGCGGGCCTTTCGACGTGTACTTGGACATCTCTTTCCAGAAGTCTTGCGTGAAGGGCATGATCTTCGGGAGGTTGTAGCGATTCTTGGCCTTGAAAAAGGGCGTTTCTTCGGTGTAGACGACGCGCTGATTTTCCAGCATGGCGCGCGCCTTGACCGTTTCATCCGAGTTTTTAGTCACGACCGGGTGACGGGCAAACAGGAACGCCTCGGACCATTCGCGCCACATGGGGCTGATTTCCTTGCCGCACTTCATCTCGAAGGAGTCATAGTCGTCCATCACGGACGGATCTTTGACCGGCTTCACGTCAACGTGAGCGGTCACGATGATGTGCATGTTGCGCGCGCGCGAGAGCTCAGAAAGCCGGCGGACAAGCTCCATATGAAGCTTCGTCGATTCGGCCAGGCCGGCGCCGTAGCCCTTATTGATCGTGATGATGGACTTCCCGGAGTCGCCCACGATCTGCGCGTGGATGATCTTCTCGAGCCAGTCAGCGGAGTCGATGACGAGCGTCTTATAGTCGTGCTTGTCGTTCGTAAGATCCGTGATCGCGGTGTTCACGCCGGCGAGAGTTTTCGGGTACTGGAGAATGGCGACCGCACGCTCGTTACCGTCCTTTAAATGCTCACAACCGTCTTCCAGGTCGAGGAAGACGGGCTTGTCAGCCTTTGCCCCTAGGGTTGATTTCCCGATTCCTGGGGGTCCGCAGATCACCAGTTTCACTGGGACGTTTGGATTGCTTTCTCTGGTCTTTAATGGGGGCATAATTATTTCTCCTTGCAAAAGAGCCTACACGAGGCGAACCTGGTTGCAAGCAAATTATTGACGGAGATATTTTATGGATAGAGCAGCGTGGTTGATCTGGAGACACAAAGGCATCGGGGGGAGTGACGCACCGATTATCATGGGGGTGAGTGAGTTTAAAACGCGGCTCGAGCTGTACCACCAGAAGCGGCTGCCGAATCCGCCACCGGAAGAAACCAACTTTGTCGCCGAGCGCGGGAACCGCATGGAGCCGAAAATTCTTGCGCTCTTCAACTTGATGACGGGGAAAAACTTCAAGCCGCGGCTGCTCGAGCTCGAGGACACGCCGCTCAAGGTTTCGCTCGACGGAGCGCCGGCGGATGGCACATTGAACGATGTGCTTGAAATCAAGACGGTCGGCAAGGACAAGCACCAGGAGGCGAAGGAAGGCAAGGTGCCGGCAGCCTACTGGCCCCAGGTTCAGCACGAACTCGCCGTCAGCGGTGCGGATCGCTGCTGGTACGCGAGCTATTGGGATGAGGAGTGGAACGAGGACAACATCCGCGCCGAGAACCTGGCGATCGTTTGCGTTACGCCGGATCTCGAGTACCAGCGCAAGATGCTTCAGGCGCAGGTTGAGTTTTGGAAGTGCGTCCAGGACGGAACGCCGCCTCCGCCCTGCGAAGACGACTACAAGCGCCTTACCGGATTCGCAAAGCAGGCGAACCGCTACATTGCCATCACTCAAAAAATGCACGAGCTGAGCCTGGAACGCAGCCAACTTTACAAAGAGATCACCGATGAAGCTGAGCGTCTCAATGAGCAGTATCTGAAGGCTGGCCCTATCCGTCTTGCAAAAAGGCCCGACGGCAGCTACGATTTCGGAATCCATTCCTAGGAGGAATTCATGTCAAAACAAAAAGTCCAGTTTGGTGAAACGAAGCATCCCGATGAACCCGAAACCGGCGTGCGCGCCAATATGGTGGACGTTCCTGACGAGAAGGAAAAGGTCGATCACGAAGAGCACGCCGAGCTCGAGGCGCGCGCCCAGGCGAAAGAGATCGTTGTGTGGTTCGGAGACCGCAAGGACGACGAGATTCATAAGAGCTTCAAGGTGAACAAGCTGCACATTCACATGCTCCGCGAAATCGTGGACAATAAGAAGCTCGGCCTATCCTACGGCAAGATCTGCAACGTGAACCTGCTTCACGCCAAGCTCAAGAAACACTTTTAGGCGGTTCCGGCGGCGGGGGTTGAACGATCTGAAGGCCAGAGATCTTAGGATTTCCACCCTCGCCGCCTGCTTCGATCACTCCAAACTTCTTCTTCTCTTGCGGCTCTAGTCGGCCCAGGAACCTCTTCCACTCCAAGAATCGGTCATAGGTCGTCTCCTAAAAGAACGTGATCAGCGGCGGGATGCCAAGCACGCTTTGCAGGTACATCGTCGCGCCGGCGATGTTCAATGCCGACTTCTCGTTCGACCTGGGGTCAAACGGATTGTGTTTATGCTGCGGAATCACCACGTTACCCATGACGCCCTGGCCGAACGTGTACGCTACATAAAAATAGTGGAAGTCAACTCTGCGAGAGGTGCTCATTTGCCCTTCAAGGGGAAACCGTACTTGCGCGCCTTCATCACGAGCGTCGTGCGGTTGAGACACAGGTGATCGGCAGCGTGAGCCTTCACGCCGTCATGGCTGTCGAGCATATCGGAGATTACCGCGCGCTCAAGATCACAAAGCATTTCCTGGAGTGGAATCGGGTCCGACCCGTTGTGCTCCAGGCTCATCGTGCAGTGGTTTTTTTGAACGGTCGTCTTCATGGGTGTGTACCTTCTCGGCAAAGTCATCGAGCGAAAGCAAGAGACTGTGCCGTAGAGTTTCCAACGACTTCATATCGTCCAGGATGTGATGCCCGCTCGCAACCTTCGACTGAATCGTCGCATGGGTACGGGCGAGCTCTTGGTTAAGCACGTCGATCCGATAGTAATACGGCTTCAACTGTGCTGCCTGACGTGAGCTTTCCTCCAGGACACCCTGCGCCGCCTTCGCGGCCCCTTGGAGTTTTGTCAGTAGATCTGGGCTCAATCGAGCCGGGCCTTTTTGGAGTTCCATGAGAAGAGGATAACTCAAAAATTTGGCTCGTCAACAATTTGTTTGACTCTGTGGCAAATCGAGTTACCGTTGCCCTATGGACGACAAAAAGATTAAGCGGGACGAACATAACCGCCTCGACAAGGACGACACCGAGCGAGTCATCAAGAAAGTCACCGAGGACCTAATCAACACCGAGCGCGACTTCCAGCGCGATCTTACCTTTCTCAAGAACCGAGAGAACCGCCGGGATGTGGTGGTCAAAGTGATCGTTTACCAAAAGAACACGGTCAACGGAAAGATCGTCAAAGACGACTACAAAAATCCGCTGTTCGAGAAGCTGAGTGAAGATCCACTCGATGCGATCCGCTATCGCATGTTCGACTACATGGACGGCGAGATATTCGTAAAAGAAATGCCGATGCGCCAGGCCGAGGTAGGCCGCTGGACCATGGGTTGCTTCAAAGTCGTCGTCAATTACCTTTGTCGCATGGGGGTCTTCAACGCATGAGTCGCCGCGACCCACTTGATCCGTTTCCAGCAATTCTATTGTGCGCACTGATCGGTTCCGCGATCCTTGCCTATCTCATCGTTACTTCAATGGGGACCAACATATGAGCCGAATGGAGAGAGCGAAAGAGCAGCTTGCTCGCCGAGTGAACGAATTCCGGGAGAAGATCGCCGAGAGCCAGGCTGGCGGACGCGTGCCCGCAGACTACTCCCTAGGGATGGTGAACGCCCTGATCTTCTGTGACCACTTGATCAACTTGCGCGACGGCCAGCCCAAGTTCTTCGACCGCACCTCTATGCAGATCGGGAATCTGCCGAAGCCGGTGGCCATCCAAGATGGCCGCTTTGAGGAATACATGGGCGGCGACAAGGTTTACGAGTCGCTCAAGGATGACGTTCTACTGGCTGCGCGGAACGTGCATGGCTCTTCTGGCCCTGGCGATGCTGGGTCAAAAGAAAAACTACAGGCCGCGATCACCAAGCTCGACGGCTTTCTGGATCAGATGGAAAAACTTCGTTAATGGGATTCGAAAACGGAATGTCGGATCAGCCAGGCCAGTGTACCTCTCTCCTTTCGCGCCTGATTTGCGTCAAGTGCGGCCGCGAACCGGTGGTCGATCACCCGGAGCGAATCGTCAAGGGGCCTTACTACACGATCACCGTGAAGTGCCACGGCGAGACGGAGACGCGCACAATCGAAGCCGCTGAGATGGTTTACACCCAGCGGTTCTTCAAGCCTGAAGGCGAAGATGAGTAGATTCCTGCGGCACTGCTACAAGCCCGGCGGGTTGATCTTGACCCGCAAGAACGGTGACCGCGTGATCATCAATCACGGCGAGCTCGAGATCGAGGTGGTTCAGATCCACGCGTCTCGAGTTCGCCTGGCTTTCTACGCCAACAAAGAGATCTCGATCACTAGGGCAGAGTCCACTCCTGGTCCGGAGTCACAGCCAGACGATGAGAACGATACTGAGTAGCGTATTTCTCTTTCCGCTCGCTCCGCTCGATCGCCGCTAAAATAATCTTCTTCGCGTTCTCTGTCTCGTTGTCGCACGGAGTGTGCGAGCAGAGCTGCTCGATCGCGGCCTTAAGGTTCGCGAACGTCGCCGAGGTCGTACACTCGACGGCGAACCCCTGGGCGTTCCAGGTGGACTCCTGGGCAGCCCAGTTGACGATCTCAGGGTTGGAGGTCAGGAAGTTATCGCACGCGGCATCGGGCGTCCCAGGGATGGGAGAGCACCAGGTGGAATCCTTGATGACGGTCGCACACCCCTCAAGTAGAAGGAGGAGCAGAGCCGTCGTCGTGAATAAGAGAGCTTTGGTCGGTTTCATACTTTTTCTCGTCAGCAGCGACGGCGGAAGCATTGCCAGCCTTCTCGTCGGCCTGGATCTGAGTCACGTCCTTCTCGAGCGTAGATTCCTCGCCGGAGGTCTGTGCATCCGTGACGACGAACGTACCGACGCCCTGGAGCTCGGTCGAGAACTTGCTTCCGATGTAGGACACGATTGGAGAGATCAGAGGCTTCAGGAACGTGTTCAGGAGCCATGCAAAGACCGGAGCCATGGGTCCGGTGAGTGCGGCAAGCTCAGCAACGATTGCGGCCGTAACGGGGATCTCCGCGGCCTGTACGGCCGTATTGATCGCAGAGTTGACCGCGGTGGCCGTCGCGTTGGTCGTGGTGGGTACGGCGCCCATTAGGTCGTTACGACGGGCACCGTGACTTCAAAGACCGACGGGAAGTCGAGCTCGAGGGTGTTGCCCGACGTATCCACGATCGTGGCGGTCATCGGGAGGCCGGCGTTGTTCGGGGCCATTGAGCTCGTGTCGGCGGGCTGAAGGGTAAACTGGAAGCCAATCACGTTCGAGGTGACGGCGCCGGCCTTGCTGATCACGGCGAGAGTGGATGCCGCCAGGGTCTTTTGAATCGAAGCCTGGGCGATCTGGCTGAAAATTTTGGCGACAAAAGTCGATACGGTGCCGGTGAACATGAGCGGCGTGCCGTCCGTATTGAAAAGGTAAACGGTGATCGTGCGGCCTTCGCCTTGGGTAATCGGAATCGTGGACGTGTCTTCGCTCGAAGCGATATTGCCCAGGTTGTCTCGAATCAGGTAATTTGCGATCACGATGATCTCCTTCGGTAGCCCGGCGCCGTTTCACGGAGAAACGAAACGGCGCCGGGGCCTTTGCGGTATTCTTAGGTCGTGGCGAGAGCCGCTTCCAGGAAGGTCGCGACTTCAGCCGGGATCGGGCCACCGATCTTGCCGGCGAGGTAGCCAATGAGTTTCTTGGCATCGAGGTCGGCTTCCACCGACACGTTCAACGAGAGGCCCCAGGCGGTCTGTGCAAGGGCGCCAGAGGCTTTCGCCGAGGCGACGCCAGCGGAGAGGGATTCAGTTGCAGTGCCGAGGCTACCGAGGGCTTGAGTTGCTTGTTCCATTGTCTTGTTTCCTTTTCCTAAACGGAAGTTTGATGATCCAAAAGAACAGGCCCCAGAACGATCCAAAGCCTGTTTTTCCTAGCCAATGTTCGCATAGGCTATAGAGAAAGACTAACACAATATGGTTATGACAGGAGGTCAAGTGTTACTCCTGAATTTCTAAGGGATTCCATAATGGCGATGACTCCCGCTCGGTTATCCGCGGCGCCGCCCACTTTGTCCGTGTACGCCCAGAGAAACGAATGCGAGCCTTGTCCCCAGCGCTCCAGGAACGTCTGGGTGCCGGCAATGTCCCACTTGGCGGGCGTCCAGCAGTGCGTGAGCGCATCCACCGCAGATTGCTGCCAGGTGAACGGAGGGCGCCCCTCGAGGGGTCTTCCGGCCGGGACGTGCGTGGTCTTGGCCGTCAGGGGATCGCCGTTCAGAAGATGGCTCCTGAACGTCTGGTTGGTCTGCCAGGAGTGAATCGCCGCAATCACGACCCACGGCACACCCGTCAGGAGCTTAACAGCCCTGTAGGGCGTCTGGTTCACGATCGACGCCTTGGCGATCTGCTGGAGCTCTTTCCGCTTGTAGATATTCCCCGTCAGCTCGCATCCCCACACGGTAACCATCAATCATTCCTCTCCAGCGCCCACTGGGCGTAGTCTTTCGGATTCGGCAGCCACGACTCGAGAAGCTTAGGGTCCACGTTGTCCGCGCGAAGCTCCTGGTCCTTGTTCGGGCAGTAGTCGATGATGTCCCAGAGTCCGCCGCGGCTATGGTTCTGCATCCGCCAGCCGTACTTGCCGTTGCGCCAGTGCGTAATGTAGTCAGGGTGCTTCACGGTCGAGACGTACCCAATGAATGCATCCCCAGCGGCTGCGATATGGAGCGGGCTCGAGTCGTTCGTCAGGAGCACGCGCGTCTTCATCTGGAGAAGCGTCGATAGCTCGAGCAAGCTGAGCTTGTCGCGCAAGTCGAGGCACTGGGTCGCGTCGATTCCGACGGTCCCCGTTTCCCCGCCGTTCTTCCCGATGATGGTCGGGCAGATACCGAAACCCAGTAAGTGGGAGATCACGTCATTCCACCACCAGGCCGGGAGCGTGCGGGATTGCCAGGTCTTGCCTGGATGGAGCACCACGCCGCTCAATTTTTCTTCTCGAGTCCAGGGAGCCATGGGAAGCTTGGGCTGCTTGTACTTATTCGGAATCTGACACCGGAAAGCACACAGCGAGGGGAAGTCCACGCAATTGATGATCATGTGGGACATGAATTCCCACTGGATGTCGTCCGTGGGCTTGATCGTTTCAAAGCACAGGTAGTCCGTCCACTTGGGTTGATTTTCGAAGTCGCTGAAGATCTGCTTGATGTCCAGGTGCGAGAAGAGCTGCGGGAAGTTCGTAAAAACGTAGAACTCGCAGCCCTTGAACGTCTCGATCGCCCAGCGAATCATGGGCTCGGCGCACACCACATCTCCCAGGCCGTTGGCCGTGCGGATCATTATTTTATTTTGAACGCCGTCTTGGATCGCCAGCGCGGTTCGAAAGGAGGGAAGACGTACTGCCGGAAGAACGACCTGCGCCTCTTCAGTGAGGCGTTCCATTTCGTCTGCTCGCCGAAGCGCTACCTGAACCGTGCTGCTAGCCATGTGATGCGCCTCCTGAGCGCGTTGGGTTAGTGAGCCCCGAAAAGAGCGTAAAGTCCGGTCGTGAAAGCCGCGCCGGCCAAACTGAAAAGCCACCATTTGTCACGGTCAAGAATAGTGAGCCTAGTGCCCTGAGCCCTTTGCTCGACCTCGAGAGGAGTGATCCTTGCCGCCGCAGCAAGATGATAGGCGTCCAGTTTTCCGTGAACGCTCACAATTCCTTCTTCGATTCTTGCAAGTCTGACTTCAACAGGTTCCATCCTTGGACCCTCCTTTAAAGTTCAAATACAACCAATTCAAATTCATTTAACGAAAGAGTGTTAGACCCGCTGTTTGTTTGTCCATAAATTTTGTATGTGTAAGTACCCGCAGAAGGAAAGTCTACTCCAACAATAGGCGAAACAGTAGGAGCAGAAGAAGAGGTTACCCCGGTAATCAGACCTGTAGCGCTTGCGCCTCTATAAATTTGAATAAATCCAAATCCTCCACTAACGTTGATACTCCCTGAAGTGCTTATAAACTGGATCAAAATCATTACCGGCCGCCCTGTCGTAACAATGGTGACAGGAACGTCTCCAGTGAGTTCAGAAAAGCTAGTAGCCGAAGTGGTCGCTGTGGTGATGTTCCCTGATGTCCCTACTCCACCGGCAGCAACACTGGTTCCGGTAGCCCGTGCCGCAAGTAATCCTTGGGTAATTGTTTGACTCGCTATATTTGACCCTGTAATGGTCGCCGATGCGATATTCGATCCCGTCACCGTAGCGGAGGCAATATCCGCACTGACCACAGATGAGAAGGTCCAGGTGCCGGACGCGACGTGTGGAATCCCGGTCGAGCTGCTCGAGTTAACGCCAGTTCCGCCGTCGCTATTGGGCAAGGCCCCAAACGAAAGCCCCGAGGTCGTACTCGTCGCGTAACAGGCGCCAGCCGATTCGCCCGTAACCGCGGCGTTTGAGGTAAGCAATACCTGTCCCCAATTCGGGAGATTCCCGCTAGGGGGCATAATCCAGACTTGATTCGCGGTTCGCGCGAAAGCGGAGACAGAGAAAAGAAGACAAAGTGCGATGAGCTTAATCATGGATTTGGTACCAGTTCCCATTCCCGTCCGAGGCGAAAGTGATCGAATCGCCCGGCGTAAGTGCATAAGTTCCGTTTAATGTTCCGTGAAGATAGTCGCCCGTTGCGACTCCTATGGTCACATTGTTCCCTGATCCTATCCCAGTATTGACGAAGGTGATTCGTCTCGATGGAAAAGATGCCGACGCAGGCAAGGCTTCTGGGAATGCAGCGCTTGCGGTATTGCAGAAAAGGAGATTGACCTGCGAGTTGATCGTGGTCGTCCCTGAAATAACAAGTCCGACGCTGCTTGATGCCTGTGAAAGTTGGTTCCGCAAGTCCGTTATGTCGGCCTGGCTCGCCATTCCCGTGTTGGCGTGGATATAGGCCTGGGCAATCGCCAGATACCCCGAGGGTAGAGCCGGGGCCGACGGGGAAACACCAGGGGTGCCAGCCACGATGTCGAGCGTGTAGGTGTCTTGGTAAATCTTGTTTACGGTTTGCAAAGTGATGGGGCCGGTTCCGCCTGTCTTGACGTAACGGCTCGCCGTGGACTGCACGGCGAAATTCGGCGCCAAGCATACCAGGTCGATACGGTCTGAGGTGTTCGCCGCGGCAAATGCGAGAGCAATAGAGCTCTGCGCGTTGATCATTCGGTAGTTCGGGTTGAGTCCGGTCTGGGTCGAATCGTAGAAAAAGCCGGTACCGGCAGCGAGAGAGCCGGCCAGGGCGCTGACGTAAGTCGGGGCGAATGAGGCGGCCAGTACGCCGTTCTGCTTTTGGAGAAAAGGGTAGAGTGTGTCGTCGAACAAAGATTTATGAACAGCTAACTGCAAGCTGTTGATGTCGTTCGATCCAACCTTCTCGTACTGATTGATGTAGACCTGTCTCATCGGTTCCCCTTCAGGTTTTTATGCAGTAGAGCAAAGTTATGTTTGCTGGGTAGGTCTGCGTCCCCGTGCGCGGCGTTCCGTTCGTTCCATCACTGACGGGTCCGGTAGTGTTGGAGGAGGTAGCCGTCTGACCGGAGTTCCCCGTTGTGAAATTTGAGGTCTGGGTTAGACTCCCACCTGTACCTCCCGTTGTTTGTTGATGTAAATGACCCTGCATCTGGTCGCCCTGAGTGGTGCCCTGCGTACCTGAATAGGAGATGCCACCGATAGTCTGAGATCCAGCGCCACGGATGAAAACGCCTTTGGTGTTCGGTACTCCAAAGGTACCAGAACCGCTGCCGTAGGTAGTTCCAATGGCTGCATATAGAGTGGCGTAGGTAGTGGTTGAATAAAGAGTTCCGTCAGTCGCCAGGTAAGCCGTTGGACAGCTCGTTCCAGCGAACATTATAACTGTACCAGACGGAACCTGCTGAGCAGGAGCTGCGCTCGTCCAGGTGGAGCCGTTTGAGGTCGGGATGTTCCCGCTCCCTCCAGGGGGGAGGCCCGTTACAGCGCTTGTCCCATTCCCGAGGAGAAGATTGGCCGACGGAAGTGTTGCCGCGCCGACGCCGCCTGATCCTACTGCCAGGGGGGTGGTCGAAAGAGTGAGAGCCGGCGCGGTAACCGTGCCAGTAAACGTCGGACTTGCCTTCGGGGCAAGCGCGGAAGCCGCGGTCTGCGTCTCATAGGTCGAGGCAGCGCTCGACTGAGTCAGGTAGGTAGACGATGCGCTCGATTGGGTCAGATAAGTCGAAGCCGCGCTCGATTTGGTCAGGAACGTCGCTTGAAGTGACGGCAGATTCGGAAGGTCACTTTCGATAATCGTCTGGTCCGTCGAATTACCGTAACTGAAATAAGCGAACGCGTCGTTTGCGTTACACGCGGAGGCGGTCCCGATCGGAAACTGCGAGATCTTGGTGGTCCCCGTGGCGAACGCGTCCGCCGACAAGAACATGAAGAAGCCGATTAAAAGTTTCTTAAACATTACGTCTGTTCTCCAATGAGGGTATTTCCTGATTCGTCCGTCATCTGATTTCCTGATTCGTCAGTGATGTTGGTCTGGACGTGCATTCGGATATCGTAAGTGGTGCCTAGGGCCATGTTATTTTGAATCGCGGTCACGATCGCGGTCATGATCGAAGCCAGGTTTCCTCCGGTCTGAACCGGAATGATGCAGGTCCACCAATTGTACCACTTACGCAGGTCAAGCCAAATAGTATAGTAGTCGTCATAATAGGGAAAGCCCGGAGTTTCCGACACGTCCGCATCGTCAAAATATCCGTACTCCTGGTTGTTGATCATGAACACGGGGCCATTGTTAAGCACCGCGTTGATGTTCGCCGCAAGCTGCGCGGAACCTACGCTGAGGAAAAGAGAATTTTGAATCACCGGCGCGTACTCCGCATCGGTGTACCCCTCTGGCCGCGGAACATTTCGCTCGTCGCCCAGGAGGTCGATGATCGGCGCGCTTGACTGGAGAATAAAAGTAGCGGCCTGCTGATCCGTTAGATCCTGATCGCACTGAGCGAAGATCCCGGCAAACGCTTGCAGGACTGCTTCCGTGAGCGCTTCAGATTCGTCGTTGGTTCCGCCCTGATCCAGAAAGAATCCGGCGGGCACCCACTTCGAGATCTTCGCGTACCACTGTGCTTGGGTTTGAGCCATTCATTACACCGTTTGGATGGTTCCAGGAATCGCGTTTTCGGTCGAACTGATTGAGACATCGGCCGTCGGAACCGAGGTCACAAATGCGGTCGTGGTGACACCCGAGTAGGTGATCGTCGTGTCGCCCGTGCCGCTGACCTTAGTCAAGGTTCCGCTCGAGGTCGGAGGCAGCATCCCGCTCGACGTGGAGAGAGTCGTTCCGCCGGCGATCGTACTCAGAACCGTGTACTGCTGGCCGTTCACGTCTTCGTAGACGGCCGCGGCCGTAGCATTCGCCGAGGTAACGGTGAACGTCGTATTTCCGATCAGGTCGTTGGTACCGGCAGGCCCGTACTGCGTAAGCATGTAATAGGCGGCCGCGTATCGAATGAAGCTGGTCCCGGTCGGCAGAGTCGCGATGTAGTTCGTCATCGTTGCCACGATCTGAGCCGTGTTCGAGGAGAACGTCGCGAAGTTCGGACCTTCCGGGTTCAGGGTGAGTCCGGCGCTCCAGTTGACGTTCACGGTGGTTGCCGCGGCTACAGTGATGTTCACGCCGAAGGCTTCGTAAGGCGCGATGGCTTCTTGCACTTCCGCAACCAGAGCCGCAGAGGCTGGACCGCCCGCCTGGGCGACATAGAGAACGGCAAACGGGATCAGGAAGTATTCGTAGAGTCCGCCCACTTCCGCGTTCAGTGGCAAGTTGGTCGCAGGATTCCAGAAAACAACCGGTGATTCCGTGAGCACCGGCGTTGCGGATACCACGCCGGGAACTGCAAGGGCCGCAGCCTGGATAGCGGCGGCAGTCGCGGCACGGAGGGCAACTATGAGGTTTCGTATCGTCTCGCGGTAAGTGGCGTCGTCCTGGGCGTCTTCACCGGTCTGGTTGCCGGCGTTCGTTACCACGATCGAGGAATCTAGAAGCGCGGTTTGAATCACGTTGATCGAGCCGGCGGATGCATTGCCGGCAGAACCAGCAACTACAGCTTCCACATTCACGGTGACTCTACAGTCGGGCGCCATCACCGAACTAAAGGTCAATGTGCTTGCGCCGGTTCCGCTGATTTTGGTCAGGGTACCGCTCGCCGGCGGATTGGTCGTCCCGCTCGTTTGCAGGCTCGTCTGCGAGCTGATGGTCTGGGTTGCCGTGTAGTTGTTCCCGTTGGCATCCTGGTAGACGGCTCCGGTCGTGACACTGGCCGAGCTGATCGTGAACGTCACGACACCGGCCGCGGTCAGGGTGACCTGGCTGTCCGTCGTGTAGGTTTGGACGTTGCCGTTCGGGTCGGGCTGCGTGGCCGCGATGCTCCCAGCGAGAATGACCTTGGCGCCGGCTGAGTTGTTGGGGCGAGAAAAGAATACGGTATCCACCGCGGCCACTGCACCCGGGCGCTCGAACGCGTCGCCGTAATGGTCAACGACGAGCGTCTGGAGATCGTCCGGACCGCCCGTGATCTCGGGTCCGTTCGCGAGATCAATGAATGTCTTGTTGAAGTAGAGGATCGTCTGACGCTGAATTTCCACGCCAAAGAGCGAGCACACACCGGCCAGGGCGTCGATGTCGGAACCGTCGAGCGTATCCGTGAGCTGCGGAGCATAGTCCTGCAAAATCGAGATGAAGAGATTGTAGAAGGTCTGCTGCGACGAGAGTGGCAGGGTCATGAATTACCTCGGCTAAAGGGCATGAAGGTCATCGGCTGCTCCGTGTACCCGACAGGCACCAGTGTAACCACGATCTTCGTCATTTCGGGAGTACCATCTTCGGAGGTGATGGAAACGCTCGAAACGGATTGAACGCGGGGATCTTGCGGAAACTGGTCCGTGATCAGCGCGGCTAGCTTCTGCTGGATCGAAAAACTGTTCGGCGCGTTCTGGAAAAGACCGACGCCGATTCCGTATTGGGGCTTGTGGACAAGCGTTCCGGGTACGGTGACCAGCCGACGGAAGAGCGCGCGCTGAAGATTCTGGAGACCGTTCAAATATCCGATGTCCCCGCTGGAGTCAGCGAAGAAGGAGAGGTCAGTCTTGAGAGTATCGACTATGCTGTTAAGCGGCATTTATGAGACTGTCCCCGTCCCTGTTCCTGCCGTTGGCGATCCCGAAGCTACGCCGCTCGTGACCGTTCCGACATCCGTGGTTGCGACTACTGCGTTGGCCTGGATATATGCTACCACAGCGGTCGCCACAGCCAAGGCGAACTTGGATTGGGCCGTCGAGTCCGCCGGCGTACCGAATTCGGTGTTCAACTGCGCTACGATAGCGGCCTGCATCCCTGCGGCGGTCATAGCCATCAGACACCCCTTTCAGTAAACGCGATTTGCGACAAAATATTGGTCGATGCCGCGGTCAAGTAAGTGGCCTTGTCGCTCTGGAGGCCAGAGAGAACCGTATCCAGATCCGTCACCAGGACCGGGTTGACCTCGCCCAGCACGCCTGGGGCCGTGCAGATCGTCGTAGGCACGGTATTCAGGGCGTTGATGATCGCCTCGATCCGGCTCTCCAGGGCTACCAGGTAGTTCATGAGCTCGGTTCCAAGCACCATGGGGTCGGTCGGAGTCACGGTCGATCGCCCAATTCCCACTTTTTTACCCTGACGTGGGGCGATCATCGTGTTACCGGCCTGGGCGAAGACCGGAATCGGCTCGTCGGAGTTGTTGATCCTTGCGACCACAAACGCTTCATCAGGGTGTCCGTCCACGAACAGGACCAGAACCAGATCCTGGATTTCAGGGAAGGTCACGGAGTTCACGTCACTGAAAGTAACCTCGGCAACGATCTCACGATTCTCTGGCTGAAGCATTACGCTGGCGCGCAGTATCGAGCCGTCCTGGGATAACCCCAGGTCGGTGACGAGTCCGATCCCGATGTGCAGTCGAGGGTCTTTGAAAAGATCCCTCAAAAACTCCAGGTCGTTCATTTGCTGATCCCCTTTTGAGTGAGGTTCAGGATGTTCTGGAAGCGGACGCTCAACTTGAAGCCGCTATCCTGGTTGATGTTCATCGAGTAGTCCTTGATCTGGAAACGCGGAGACATCTTGTTGATCGTCTGCGCGAGCAGTGAGGCTACTTTAGGATCGTAGTTTTTCTGGATCAGGTAATCGGTCTTTTGCTGAACCGTATTAAATCGAGAGATCCCATCCATGTCGTCAGGGTCGATCTCGAGGCAAATCGTTTGGCCCTTCTTGATCTGAGTCAAGTCGTAGGTGGTGAATGACGCCTTGTTGTTCACCCCTGGGTCGGAAGTAGTCCCGCGGCCAAGCATCTCGAAAGTCTCAAAGCTTCCTTCGAGCTGCTGAAGGCTGTACTGCTCATATGCAGTCTGTCCGATCTGAACAAGCTGCTCGTGAGTGCTGATCTTATTTCCAGGGTACGGAAATGTGATGTAGGGCGCGACGTGGTTCTGGGTCGTGTCGAGCGACCCGTCAGGCTTGATCACCGGGACCGTCACTGCCGGGAAGTTCGTGGGCGCGCCGTTCGGGTTAACGCCGGGAGCGGTCGGAGTGAATCCGAACGCCGTACCCCAGGCGACAGTCGCCTCCTCGGGGATCTTGGCAATCAGGACCTGCTTCCCGACGCGCGCGCGCACCTGGAGATTGATGTTCTTGAGCCGGCCCAGCTTGCGCTTGAGCTGGAGGTTCTTCACGTTGACGCCGTAAATAATCTTGATGTCGTCGATCGGCTTCGTGGTCTGCCCCAGGGTGGACTGATCGAGCGTCTGGGCCTGGTTCTTTGGCGTCGTGATGATCAGGGCCGGGTAAAGCTTGGCGTTGATCACGGTCATGCCCATATAGCAGATCATTCCGCACTGATTCACCATCTCCTGGATGATCTCCCAGTAATTCTCGCGGATACCACCGCCCGTATTCATTCCACCGGCAAGTTTGTCTCCGAATCCGAAGTAAAAGCTCGAGAGGATGGGGAAGTCACGGTTAGGGCTATCGGTGTTGTTCACGATCTTTAGATCCACAAGAGCAGGAATTACAGAGATGAGTGTCTTTATTGCAACGTCGAGAGTCTGATTCGGGAAGATCGTTTTGTTCTGAGCGTACTTCTGATCGATCAGCAAACAAGTCGAGTCTCGACCGTTGAGCTTCACACTGCGACGAGTGTCGTTAAATTCGATGTTCTCCTCGTCTGCAAAGCCAAGGAAGACAGCATTGCTCACGTCCGGGTTGATCTTTGTGCTGGCACCTGGCTGGAGCGCGTCTCCCAGCTTTCCCATGTCCTGCATGTAGATCACCACGCCGCACGAGCGGATAATGCGAGGATCAAAAGGGAAGTTCTTGTAATCGATCTCGATTGAAAAAGTGTCCGCGGTCTTGTAGTCGTTCCGGTTGACCGTGACATCTCGAGCTTGGCAATTGATGATCGTAAACTTGGTCGGGTCAACCGCGCTCGTGAGCGTGTAATCTTCCGGGTAAATTCGGAGCTGAACGACGGCTTGCGGGTAGTAGAAACTCATACATTCGGTATTTCCAGGATGGGCTTATCGGTCCAGTCGCCGCCCTGGAGATCCGTCGAGGTGAGCTGATTATGGTCAAATATGTCGGTCCAGTAGTCGGAAACGCCATAGAACTTAATGCTGATGTTTTGGAGCGTATCGCCTGTCTGTACGCGGTAACGGGCCTTCGGAACTGTGAGAGCGAGTGCCTGGAACTGGGTCTTCATCTGAGCGAGGTAGGTCGAAAGGCTCACGGTAGCGCTCGCCGTCTCGAAGAGGTACTGGAGATTGGTGTAGGTGTCTCGCGTCTGCCCAGCGGCACTTCCCTGCGAGCTCAGCGAGTTGAAAGTATGGGTCATCCCGTCGAGCTGGAGCCGGAAGTTCGCAATCGTCGCCTGGGCGTTCTTGATGAGGCCCAGTGCGCGCATGGCGCTCGATTCGATCGAAGAAGCGGTATTGATCACCGTTCCGACGAAGTTCGTCACCAGGTTCATGTTCTTGGCCACGCTCGAGATCAGGTTATTGAGCAGACCGGAAATACTCTGAGGCATCGAGGTAGGGACATCAGAGTAGGACGAATTAAAGCTAGCCACCGCGGCAATCAGGTTATTGTTGATCGCGCTAGGAGCCTGTTTCTCGGGAGCTGCGAAGTAGTTGTTGATCGGATGCACATCGCTCACGACGAAAAATGTAATCTCGTAGTCGATCCAAGAAAGCTTATTCATCTTGAAGCTAACCTTCTCGATGAAGCCCCAGCGAGACCAGGAGCCGGCGGTTCCGTTCATCCAGAAGTGGACCAGGTTACCGCGCTTTCTGATGCCATCGATCAGGAGCGTGTACTGGTACGATGCTCCGTAATAGGAAGGGTCTTGATAGTGCTTGTCCTTGAATCGGCCCTTGATCGTGACTTCGCCTTCCTTGGCGCCGAGCACTTGCACCGCGGCTTCGGGATTGCCGGGGTAATACTCCTTCACCAGGCGCTGTTCACCATCCCAGGCGAACGGTTGCATGGGCATCATGTTGCCCACGAGCTGGACGTAGTTCTGCGTCCCGGTCAGCGGCTTGCCGTTCTCGTACTCCTGGATCTGGAAGCCACCCGGGAAGTCCTGCGCACGTTTCCCGTTGTTTTTAACGGTCGTCGAAAACGGATTCTTGAGGGTCGCCGCGATCGGGTCGAGAATCGAGCTACCGGCGTTCGCACTGGTGTCAAATACGCTCAATTGGCACCTGCAATTCTAGGCCGGGCAAAAGCCGACGCCAAAGAGGCTCCAGCGCCTTGAGGGGCGTCCAGGGCGAGCTTCTTCAAGTGAGTCGTCACGGCGAAGGCGATACGGTCTGGCTCCATCTGTTCGCGCATGTCGAAACGCGCTTCGATGTGGTTGTTGTTCTCGACGTGGTAGTTGGCAGCACTATCACTCGCCTTACCCAGTCGCGCGGCATTGCGCTCGAGGAAATCGTTGTACCCGTCCTTGAGATTGCCCATGACGTTCCCAAAAGGGTTCTTCATGTGCATAATGTCTTCGACGAATCCGATGATCACGTTGACCAGTCCCGAGAGGCCTGCCATCGCGTACACGGTTACGGTGCCCAAGATTCCCAGGATGTCTGCGAACGAATCGAGAACGGGGACCAGGATGTTCAGCCAGGTCGAGGTCTGAAAGAGTGGCGCCAGGAGGTTGGCCCAGAAGTCGATCGCCATCGAGAGCGGCATCATAATGTTTTCGACCGCGGTCTTGATCTTCACGAAAATGGCGGAAAGCTTGGGCATGAGGTTCAGTAAATTTTCGATGTCGTTGACCTTGGCAATGGCACGAGCTCGGCTGATAATTTGGAAGAAGAAGAGGAGCGGGGCGAACGCACCAATGAACTCACCGATCGCCGGCGTGATGAACTTGGCGACCGTCGTGATCGTCTTCCAGATTATGGGAAGCGCGTAAACGAATCCATCGAACAGTCCAGCGAAGGCTCGACGGATCAATCCGCCGTTGAAGACGATCCCGATCTTCTCGAGGCCCATCTTGATCCAAGTCGCCATCACGATCACGCCGGACCAGTCGAGCGCGCGCTGGAAGTCCGTTTTCAGGTGCTTCAACTGCATCAGATTGACGAACAAATTCTTGGGGTCTTCGAAGATATTCCCGATCAGCTTGCCGATGTTCTTGCCAATCTCTTCGCCGTGTTGCGTAAGATAGCCGTTGATCTGGCTCATCATCTTCACCAGCGGTTTCACGATCGCATCACCGATCGGCTTCAGTACCACCGAGATCTGATCCTTCAGGATAATGAACTGCGTGCCCAGGTTCATCATGCGGGCCGCGATCCAATCCGCGTCGCCGGCGAGCTGGGTGAGCGCCTTGCTGAGCAAGTCGATCTTCCGATCCGTATTCATATTCATGAGCTGCGGCTGAGTCGCGATATGCTGGGACTTGAAAGCCTGGGTGTTCACCAAGCGTGCAAAGAGAGCGCCGTGAATCGCCATGTGATCCGTAATCGCGCGCGAGAGCATTTCGCCGCTCATCATCGGATTCAGGCCGACGGCTTCAGAGGCCAGCGAGAGGTTGCGACCCATGGAGATGGCGCCCTGGTAATTCGAGCCCAGCTTGCCCCGGTTCGCGAGCGGAGTTGCGAGGAGCTGGGTGATGTGACTGAGCTGCGTGGTGTCGATCCCGAACTTGATCGCCTCGCGAGAAATGTTCCCCATCAGCATCTGAGACGTACCGAGACGATCGTTGAAGTTGTCGATCGTACCGGTAAGCGTCTGCATGTTGGAGCTGATGTTGTTGGCGAAGGAAAGCGATGACTCGTTGAAGGCTTCGGAGATCTGGACTGCCTTTCCTAGGATAGAAAGAAGACCACCAGACCCGAAGCCCAAGTGAGCAATAAGACCGCTAGCGAGGTAATTAAGAGAGCCGAGAGCAGATCCCGAAGCCTTCGAAAGATCATCGACCGCACCTTTCAGTGTATCCGTGTTGAGGATCGCCTGACCCACGTCAAAGCGAAACTCGGTTGCGACTTCGAAGGCTTGCTCTAAACTCAAGTGGACGGCCTCCCAGATTCTGCGGAAATGATGTCCTTCAACTGCGAAGTGAAAGCGTCATATTGCCACGGGGTCATGTCCAGTATAATCGCAGGCGTCAGAGATGTGTAGCGGCAAATCCAAGCGATCTGCCGCCACAAATTTACGCTCCGGTCGTTGCGGCCACAAAGGCCACTTCCGGCTCCTTTTCCGACTCATCGCCACCAGAAACCTTTCCGATCACCTTGAGGAGCTGAGTGTATTCGGGGACCGTAAAAAGTTCGTCCAACTTTTCACGCTGGATCGGGTCGATCTCTTTGCCGTCGATCTTCCAGAGCAGGAGCTTGAGCAGCACACTCTGCATACAGAACTGGAGCACGTTGCGGTCGCCGTTGGACTTGGGTGCGGCCATTTGAGCGGCCGTCTCCGAGTGAGAGATCTTCATCTGGTGAAGGACAACGACCTTCTTCGACGACAGCGTGACTTGAATGACTTGGATGGGATTGGACATGAGTAACGGCCTCCTGAGCCGTGGGGTTTAAGTGGGGCGCCTGGTTTCCGCAGGGGCGCCCCGGGGCCTGCCAGGAAGCTTACAGAGGCTGACGCCCCGAAGCCTGGAAGTCGAGACGCTTGGTCATTTTGTCTTGCAGGCCGGCTTGCTCTTTGCTCATCTTGAACTGAACGTCGTAGTAGACGTAGCTCTGAGTCGTGCCGTCGGCGTAGTTTTCAGTCGTCACGAACGTGTAGCTCGCAACGCCGATACCGTTGAGGTTGTTGGTCACCAGGGCGTCAATGAAGAGGTCGATGCCTGCGTCTTTGACTTCCGCTTCGACGTTACCCGACCATCCTTCGATCGCTTGGTCGCCTTCCGGCTCAGGCTGGCCCGTGTAGTAAGACCGCATGAAAGTTGAGTCCTGGTTAAGGGACACCTTCTTGATGGCGACGAAATTGACCTGCTGACCATTCTGGAAAAAACTAATCTGGCCCTGGTGGCCTCTTATGGATGCACTCATGCTTCAACCCCTTCCTTGGAGAAATTAGCCGCTAGATTCAGTAACCACCACGCTCGCGCCGATCTCCGCCTGGAGAACGATGAAGCGCATCGAGCTGTAAATGCGGCGCTTGTAGATGATCTTGAAGTAACCGGACGCCACGGATTCATCCGTGTTCAGTGAGGTCACGTCGATCAACGAAGCCTTACCGCTGGACACTTCCGCATCGCTCGGAACGAGGCCAGAGGTTTCCAGGCCGCGGTTGAAGGCGGAAATCGCAGCTCCGACCGTGCTCTGGTTCAACTGGCTGTTCGGAGCGTTCTGGTAGTTCACCAGGTACTGGGCCAAGCTCTGAACGATGTAGTCGGCCATTCGCCGGCGGAAGACCATGATCAGAGAGCTATTCGCAATCTGAGTCACGACTCCGGACTTGACCTTGATACCCACCGAGGCATCGACTTCGAAAGCCGAGATACCGGCGTTCTCGAGGTTGATGTAATCGGAGCGCTGGAGATTCGCGTCGAGCGCTTCGATACCCTGGAGGTACTGAGCGTTGGCCGCGTAGGCCGGGTCGATGTTCGGCGCGATCTGGCTCAGTAGAGACGCGTAGAACGAAGCCGGGTTGACCAGCGTACTGAGTCCGTTGATCGTGGTGTAAACGTACGGGTACGCATAGATCATGCGGCCCTGAACGTCTCGAAAGCTGGCAACGGTCGTGACCGAAGTCGAAACCGAGTCACCAGCGGCACCGCAGATAATTCCCATCTTGTCGGTCGTCGCCGCAAGAGAGGTCTGGATGTATCCCGCGATGACGTTGCTTCCGTCGTAAAAATCAGAAAACAGGATGTTGCCGACCAGGTTGCCCTGAGACTGACCCACGATAGCGGTCTGATAGTCGGTGTTGGCTATGGTTCCGTCTGAACCTGAAGTCATGTTTGCGGCGGATGCATTCGTCGGGTTGTTGGCCGTGGTGATCAGGGTGGCAGAAACCAAATTCGAGTTCTGCAGGATCGCATTGAGAGCAGCCTGATTGAACCCCGCGGCGGTAACGTCCACGTTGTCGTAGATCTCATCGGGCCAAACCGCATTCGGGTTAGCGTCGTGGATCGTGTACTTGCTGCCGGAAGTAGACCCGGAGGCAACCGTCACCTGGAGGTTGTTGCCGTAAGCGCCAGCCCAAAGAGCCGTGAACGTAATCACGACCGGAGACGAGCTGTGTTTAACGCTGAGCGCGGCATTCGCCGATCCGCTCGCGGCGATCACGCGAATGACCTTGAGCAATCCGAACTGTTTGTTCTGGAGGGCGACAAGACCGCTGTAGTTCAGGTTGTTGCCGTAAAGTTGGTATAGCTGTCCGACAGATCCGACGCTCTGAATCTGATTTGAACCGCGCTCAAACTGCCCGACGAGAATCGCCGTGTTGGCAGGAACGCCGGTTACAGAAGGCGGGGGCGAAGACTCGTCGATATAAATACCGTCAAGCGAGCCCCAGTCAGTCGGATTCGTAGAATTGAGAATGGACATCGGTTTTTCCTTCCATGGAAATGTTAGATCTCCTCATGAGATCGTTTTCTCTTCGGTATCAGTCGTATCGTCAGTGAATCCATCACTGTCCTGATTGCTAGCAACCTGGCCGTACAACTGAATACTGGTCATAGCGTAATACGTCCGCTGGCGAATTTCACGACAATTCACAATGACCGTTATTTTTTCGCGACGCTCTTGACGTTGAGCGGATGCCTCGTCGTCCACGCACTGGACGTTCTCGATCTCAAAGCGCGCATATTCCCCGTACTGATCAGTGATTTGAAGCGAAAGACCGTCCGATTTGTTCTTTCCGCTCGCGTCCATCTCCTGGGCGTTAAAGGCGTCAAGGATTTGAGCGGTGATGGTTTTTCTCTCCGCTTTTGATCGGGTCCAGAGATCCATCTGGAAGATGTCGTCCCACTCAGCCACCGCTTCGTTTGCGGTGATCTGGTTCGATTCGTTAGGTGCCGTTTGAGAAACGAGGATCGGCATCGAAGGAGTACGCTTCGGATCTTTTGTCGAGATCGTAAGCGACGGATAGGTCAACTGCTGATTCGCGTACGGCCACTCCTGGAGAATGGTAAGACCGCTAATCTGTCCGGCAAGGTACGTCGCCAGGGCAGACAAGCAGGAATCCATTACATCAGAGGTGGGATTGCTCATTACTGGCTCGAGCTAGGGCAGGGAGACGGTGAAGCTTGCGCCATCGCCTGCTGGATTTGGAGAACCTGAACCACGCCCTGATCAGCAGCAGCTTTGCATTGCGCTGAAGGAATCGGGCTAGGGCTTGGGTTTTGAGCGCAAACGACGGCGTTATAGTTGTTGTTTGCCTTAGCTCTCCAAAGACTCGCTTTTAGGATGGCGCAGTTTGGGCCAGCGGCAAGAGCAGAGAGCGAGAGAGCGAAGAGTGTGAAAACGAGAGCTAAGTATTTCATAAAATCTCCTATTGAATTCGAACGAAACTTCCGCTGGTATTAACGGCTTGCCACGCAACGGAACTATTGGCAGCCAGAGTAGGGGATGCGCCGACGACGACAGTACCCGTGACCGTTGTCGTTGTCACCGTCCGGTTTGAAATGTACCTGAGAATCTGACCGGAGCGGGTCGTGGATGGCAATGCGATTGTGAGTGCTGTAATGAGAGAGCTAGATGTATCGTAGATCGTTTCATCGTTCTTAGACGTATTAAACGTAGCCGTTGCCGTGGTGTTGCTCGTCATGGTGACGGACGGGTTAATCGTGCCAGTAATAATGGAAGCGTTAATGAAGCCGGTAATATTAGCAGCAGAATAACCGCAAGAAGAAACTAGTGAGTAATTTTGAAGTGCGCTGCAAGCATCTCCGGTTTGCGGAGCAACAGGGGTTCCATTGAAAAATCCAAGAGCACCGGGAGATGACGCTTCACCAACATGGATAGTATTGTTAAAGTTCTCATCTTGGATGTAAACGCCTCCGGCCCCATCGTCGTAAACACCTCCTCCCGAGGTAAGATAATAATTATTCGAAATAAATGTAGAGGAATCAACGCTACCATAAGGAAGATAAAGATTATTACCGATTGTGACGTTACCCACGTTGTCGACACTAGTGTTGCCATTTATAATTACTCCACCGGCCCCATCGTCGTAAACACTCCCACCGGTGGGGAGCTGAAAAGTAGTCGCTGTAACTGTGCCTGAAGTTAACGAGCCATATGAGTCCGAGAGGTCATCTCCGCCGTCAAAAAGCCACAAACCAAACTGCGCGCCGCCGTAGCCGTTATCTAGAGTATTTCCCTCGGTATAGACTCCACCGAAACTAGTTGCGTTTAGGATAAGGTTCGAACCAGACGCTAATATTTGCGAACCTCCGCTCCAGTTAAGACTGTTTCCGTCTTGCAGATTGAAAGTCCCAGTGGCCGCAATATTTCCCGGTACTGTTTCGGTCGTTCCATCCCAGGAACCGAATCCTCCGAAGGAACCATTATTATTGAACTGAATTTGTTCATTCGTTCCAGCCGGTGGGGAAGCAGGGGGAAGACTGCTCAAGAATGCATGTGCATTCAAGCAAAATAGAAAAGAAATAAATGCAATTAATTTCATCTATTCCCCCTCAATGTAGTTGATCACGTCCGTGCTCGAGGTACTTTGAATCCAAATAGAGTCAGTAGGGGTATGAACTGGTTCGTAGTTACCGCCGGCAATGATCTGGATTCCTGCACCTCCCGATTGAGCAACGCCCAGGTTGACCGTAACAGTCGTGGACCCAGTGTTCTGAATGATGAGGTACTTTCTATTTAGATTCTGAGAGAGAATTTGAGAAGCACTAGTGGTAGCCGTCGCCTGACCCTGACTTAAAACTCCAAAAATATCAGATACCGCAAAAGCCTGAGAGCAGAAAAACAAAAAAAGAAAAATGTATTTCATATTATTTTCAGCTCCTGGCGGATGTTGTCGATGATCGTTGGAATCATTTTCTCCATTATATGCTGAGGCTTCATTCCTTCCCTAGAAATCTTTTTCTGAACGTA